TTGCACCAAATCACGATTGAGTAAAACAGATTTGAGCGTTGTTTTGATGGTTTTGTATGCGGATTTATCATTATTCCTAAACTCTTTGAATTCGTCTTTCAACTTCTTCTTTTTCACCATTCTATATTATTACTAAAGATTATATTTCTATATAATTGTTTATAAACAATTATATAAATCCCTAAATGTTTTCCTTTTCGTTTTTTTCTTCAAGTTTCTTTATTTTTTCTTTTTTATTCAAGTATGCTTGTCGTGCGTATTCCTTCTTTTTTTCAGTTGATAGGTTAGCCGAATAATTAGTTTTTTCTTTATATTCTTTTGCTCGTTGCTTTTCCTTTTCTTTATTATTTTCATAATATACTTTTCTACTTGCTGGTGCTGTGTATTTTTTGAGATGCTCTTTGGTTTGAATTAATTCATCTTGTAATTTTTTATTTTCTTCCTCTGTAATTTTTAATTTGTGCATTAGTTCATCAACATTCATAGTTAGTATAGTATGATAAATATTATTTATGTAATTTATCATAATAATTATTTTGTATTTTTGTGCGAACTTAAATCTTCAAAGGTGTATAATCAATTTTCTTCTTGTATGATTTTTTGGTGGGGTAAAGTTTCCCTATGCTAGTTCCGCTTCATTCACCACTCTTTTGGGCGTAAGTGATTTTAAAGTAGACACGCGTTTTGTATCCAAAATGCGCAATGTAAAGTTGTGTTTGTCTACATTAAAATGTAATGCGGGAATGGAAGTCAGTTCGCGTGCCTCTTTATCATATACGACGTCCTTTGTTTTTAATAGTTTCCCTTTTTCTAAACAATCCACAAAAAAGATCTTTAGATTCTTCACCTCCTTTGCGGGAAGACCGTGATCCTTACCATATTTTTCAGCGTAACAGTGCAACTTTTGGATTTTTACTGTTTTATCCAACTTATTCCATGGCTCCGTTTTATTGTGCTGTTTTTCAGTCTCTAACAACGAATCCAATTTATCAATATGCATGGTGGAAGATGGACCGGTCTGAATTCCAGACAGACCTGGAATATAGGGCGGCTTTACAATGGGCACCTGCTCATTCGTTGCTTGCGATTCATCAGATTGTGATTGAGTTGTAAACATATCCTATCGTCTGTTCCTTTATATTGTATATCCGATTGTATCTATCTTGTTTTCAAATGTATTTATATTGTTTCCCGTCCGTTGACTTACGTTTCTCTCAAATAAACGCAATAGATGTATACTTCATATACCCGAAAAACCTATGGATTCTAACAAGATGTTATCCATCCCTGTAGAATCCATGTCCAAGAAGACGAAAAAAGTGATCACCGAAAAACCCAGAAAACACCGCATTGTTACACAAACCGCGAAATGGTCGGATATTTCGGACAATTTGGTCGAAAATGAGGGTAACGGTTTAATCGTGCTCCTAAATAAAGATATCGATAATGATACATGCGACGCATCAAAGATGATCGCCCAACATATCCGAACCAAGATATGTGGATATGCCGCACAAGATCGCGAGAAGGGTCTGTTTTCAGAGAGTGAATTTGTGAAATACCAAGATGTCTTGGACTTATTCAAGACATCTGAGCTGAATTGTTATTATTGCAAGGAAAAAACAATGACGTTGTATGAATATGTTCGCGAACCAAAGCAGTGGACTTTAGATCGCTTGGACAATTCTCGTGGTCACAATCGAGATAATGTGGTATTGGCTTGTTTACAATGCAATTTACGTCGTCGAACTATGGCGTCGGAACGCTACGTTAAAACGAAGGAAATGTCCAAGATTGTTAAGGTGGAGTGAGAAATTTTGCATGTTTTTCGGCCTTTCCGTTGTATACTTGTATTTGCTTCTCCAATGAGGCTATCAGCGTTTCATCAATCATGTCTGTTATATTCTGTCGGGGTGAGACTTGTCCAAAGAGTATCTTGTCTAGAATGTCTTTAACGCGGGGCCCATATTTGGTTGCATATTTGGTTGCGCGTTCTAACTGGAGAGGAGTTACCTCCCCAAGAGCGATGGAGTTAATGTTATAGGTTGGAAATTTATCTAGAATATCAGTTTTAATCTTTTTCGCCAATTGCATGTTTGTTTCCGAATATTCGACCATCATATTCTTATCCGAATTTTTATCATGTTGGTTTGCATTGTCGTATAATATCCACATTAATAACAACGCCAAATATATGGTCGCTGATAATAAAATATAAACATCTTTCATTTCACTATATTTTAGTTGTTTGTTTGTTTCACACGCGGTTTCGACGTTTGATAGTTTACCTGTAAAGCGACTCAGTGCTGACCTACATGTCGCCGGTAGGTTTAGTGTTTTATCTAGCTCGCCAACAATTTCCAATGAATTTTTAATAAGTTCATAAATATTATTATCGGTATTATCAAATATATGTGTAATTCTATTTACAAGTGCAGTTTCAGCCGTAAGTGCCGGGGAATCTTTAACCTCATTTTGTATAGCGATCATTTTAAATAAATCGTTTATTTTTTCGTAATTAGACTGTAATTTTGAAAGGTTCCCGCCTTTCATCCGACGCCGGTTCAGTCTATATGTTCCTTTTCTACCCCCCTTGGATTTATGTTTCAAACCCTTGGATTTATTATGATTTCTCTTCTTTCGAGTATGATGGTGCATTATATATTATTCATACAAAACAATCCTCAGTTGAATCGATATAAATGTATTTATTCAATTACATAAATCAATATGTTCCAAGAAACTTCGACTAGCGCCCTCCAAATATCCCCCCCTTTAATCACAACCTTACATTCAAATATCAAACAAAAATTAGATGGATTCTTGGCGTCCAATCGCATCCCCCACCTATTGTTTCACGGTGCATCTGGAACAGGTAAGCGAACCTTGGTATATGATTTTGTAAATAAGATTTATAATGGTGAAAAACACAAATTGAAATCCAACGTAATGTTTGTTAACTGTGCACATGGAAAGGGTATCAAATTCATTCGCGACGAACTCAAATTTTTCGCGAAAACGAACATTAAAGGCACACAGGGTGTTCAATTCAAGACAATCGTCCTATTCAATGCAGACAGCTTAACCATCGATGCCCAGTCGGCCATGCGTCGATGTATCGAATTGTTCAGCTACAATACGCGATTTTTCATTGTTGTAGAGAACAAGCATAAAATGCTAAACCCCATTTTATCACGATTTTGTGAGATATATGTTCCTGAATATATGGACGGCAACGCCAACATTATTAATCTACACCAATATCATTTGAACAGAACATATGTCCAAGATTCAAGACCCATCCAGTGGTTTGATCAAATAATCGGTGAAAATTTAGACAAAACAACCAATGAATGGTTGGATATTATCACAAATGCATATGAAGCCGGATATTCATGTATTGATCTGATTCAATGGATAAAACTTACTCGATTATTATCGGATAGTCGACGTTCCGATGTAGTGATGTATTTCCACAAGATTAAGGCCGAATATCGAAACGAAAAACTGCTCATGTTATGCATTTTGGATTATATGCAGAACTCCTGCGACAATTTGAGGGAAACTCGTTGAATTGGTTATATTGATATGTTAATTAAATGTAAATGGACGATTTTGTGATATCAAATTTACACGAGTCTCGCAACGAATGGTGTAGTCGTCTAGTTACTATTTTTACGCCATTGGTCGTGGAAGGATTTAGATCTATATTCAACGAATCATGGAAAATGTGTATCGATGCAGATGAGATGGGAAAATACTTGATGACCTTTCAAAATCTATTGACCCGAATTCCTAAATGGAACTCCGTTCTTCTCGAAGAGGAGCGCAAGCGAATTATCGAACGTTCTGGCTGTAATTATTTAGAAGATTTGATCACGTGTGTGCATATTATACAACTCAAGGTATTGACGTGTATACGCGCAGGGAACAAACAAAAGAAGATTGATATTGCGATTCCAAAACTAGATCATTTCATCCACAAGGTCTATCTGCACACCGCGCGCAAGATTTATAGCAATGTCTATTTGTTCGAGAAGAATGTGACCCCCCTTCAGATGCAAAAAAATGCACGTGAATTGGAAATGATTATACAGGAGTGCATTTTGACTACTATTCGCGAGAGTATTCCCACCGAAGCAATCATTCGCGCATATATGGACGAAAGTGAAGAGCACGATGAAGAGGTCTTTATTGAAACGATGAACGAACCGACCAGAGAACCCGAATTGAAACCTACGGCCGCCGATGTGAAAAAAGAGATGTCTGAATCGATTCCCGTGACTCCTTCTATCCGAAATATCGATGATGCGCCGGTCATTACAAAACTCACATTTAACGACATGGATACCGCAGTAGACATTAATCGCAAAGAAGAGGTGATTCAAGCACCAAAGACATTAGAACGTCTCGAAGATATCAGTATGTCGCGGGCATTGGAGCGACGGTTCGCCGACGACTACGATGACGATGATGATGATGAACGCATTAAAATACACACCGATCCTATCAAGTTGAGTGATTTTGATATCTTGGATTCTGGATCAAGCGTGGGCGTGCTAGATGATTCGGACATTCAACTTGATATTGATGAACTACCGTAGAACTCCTTCGACTAGCGCATACATTTCCCTTCAAACAAAATAAAATATAATTCGTAAAATTAAATTAAATATAATATTTATGTAAAATATTATATTTAATATGATAACGACCGATATTGTTATGTTAGTAATCGCATCGAGGGGCAACAGATACGATAAACTGATAAATAATTATTGGTCTAAACTGATTAATTATATTAAAACAAACAACATTAATAATATAAAAATTTTTTTAATATTTGGTAATAATGTTAAAACTAGCGATTTGAATTTAAACGAAGAAGACAAGTTAATATTAAATACTCCAGAAAACTATATACCTGGAATACTAGATAAAACAATAAATGCCTTTACTGTAATTAATAATTCATATAACTATAAACATATTATTAGAACAAATCTAAGTTCATTTTTTATTCTAGATAATGTTATAAAACGAAGCAATGCGTTGGAAGATACAAATGTGTATAGCGGTGTAAATGGAGTATGTGGTAAAACAAATATACCATTTATATCAGGTGCATCAATGTGGCTGTCTAGAGATAATGTACAATATATAATAGATAATCAATCGTCTTTAGATAAGAAATTGATAGATGACGTTGCTATAGGTAAATTATTAATTAATCATAAAAAAGGTATACTTAAAAGATATGATATTGTTAATAGTGATATCGAGATTCAAGATAAAATTACACTATTGAATAATATAATCAATAACAATCATTATCATATTAGAGTAAAATCAAATAGAAACGACGACATAGACATCAATTATATGAATAAATTTACCGAAATTATGTATTCGCAGTAGCTTTCATTATCATCAACGCGTGGAAGGTGTCTATTGAACAATGAGAAGGTTATTACGAAAACTATAAAATTGATAGGCTTTTATTTACAACAATTCAGGGCATCTTTACTTAAGCACGTTAACATGCCTTACAAAACCGGAGGAGAAACGCATCACGGGGGTGTTGGAAATGAAAAGGAGTTAGTGGAACTTCTCAATACCCACCCAGAAATGCATATAAATAAACATATTCAGGAATGCGCGGCGTCTCAGGAGAAGCCGTTATGGGGACATTTGGGAGGAACTACCCAAAAAGCTGATTGTGATGTCGCCGTTGGAGACCGTCGTTTCCAGGTGTCTATCAAAAATCACGAAAATACGGGCACGTTTGATTGGATTAATACGAGCAAGTTGGAAGAATTCAACGCCCCGCTTGGACAATCAATCAAAGCCGCAATTGATCAATTCAAAGCCGCCAATCATGGAAACGCAGTCACACCGAGTATGCGAAACCAGATTGCGAACATGTTCAGTTCGGAATTTGACCGAATCACAAGTGATCAACTCAAGACCCTTCTTGGAACACTTTACGCGAAATATCCGAACTATGTTCTTGTGAACCACCATCGCGACAATAATTTGATATTATATCCCAAGGAAAATAACTTCCCCGAGTTCATCGCCTATCCGGAATGGGAGTATTACCTGAAAACGTCTCGCGCCAAGACCAGCCGGATGATTTACCGCCGAAAGGACGGGATCGAAGTCAATACCGATTTGCGCCTGCGATTGGTTCTCAACAACGGCGTGGGAGCACTGGTCGGACAAAGCGAAAAAAACAAGTGTTCAATTCCTTGTTTGAAAATTCAACAGGATAAGGTGGGGACATTACTCGCAAAATTGGTAAATACTGTGATAGATACGGTTCCTACAACCCGTGTCCTTCAGCCAACTCGGATTCCGACTCCGGGTCTAGATTTACTTGCGGAGGTGTGCAGTCGGATGCAAACCTTGCCTTAACAATCTCAATTACATCCGAATTTATATCATTTAATAAACAAACACGTCCCGTATTCACACAGGCGCTGGCTGTTGTTCCCGAACCACACATCGGGTCTAAAACAATATCACCTGCGTCTGTGCTAATTTCAATAAGTCGTTCAAGCAGTTTGACTGGTTTGGCGGTCGGATATTTTCGGCCTTCTGACCCCTGACTTATTGAGTGTATATCGTCCCATAGATCAGTGCATGGTTTGCCTGGATTCTCGGACAGGTATATTTTTTTATATAAATTTCCACCCGCCTTCTTAGGGAGATGAAGACGATTTTCGTCGCGCAACTTGACTAATTCAGATTCCTTGATTCGCCATCCAGATGCAGGATTAAATGTGAACCCGCCGACGTCGAATGAATACATGTAACCGCGCTTCGTCTTCTCGGTGACCAAATGTCCGAGAGAATAATTTCCGCGATCGTCGCTGTTTTTGAACGAGTTTTTTAAATAGGTAGCGTCCTTTTCCTGTGTGACTAAGCGAAACTTGTGTTTTTCCTTTTTGTTGCATTTGAATATGATATCAATGGTCGCGCCCAGTTTATTTTTCACGTTATTTTTGGATCGGCACTTTTTCCAGAATATCGGCGTAACCACAGAGAAATGCTTACGCAGCACCTTTTCTGGAATGAACATACAGACAGCCGAAATGTGGAAGAACAGTGTCCCATCGTCGGTTAATACCGTTTTCAGCGGTAATATAACAGATTCTAAGAATTCTTCGTAACTTGCGTCGGTCCATTTATCGGTGAACCCCACCGCCGAATCAACGCCCATCGTATAATTTCGATCAGAATTGAATGGCGGGTCCAAATAGACCATGGTTACTGAACCAGGGGTGAGGGTTTTGACGTATTCATTACAATCACCTAGATTGAATGAAACCGACTCATTTATACGGAGCAAGGGAACTATAATATTTTGTGCGGAAAGCATCTTTGTGTGTTGGTCTGAATTTATATTATCATTCGCGATCAATTTTGTTTGAACTCTTTCGACTATCGTGTTCGAACTCCTTCGACGTGCTTACGGAGTTCACTCGGGAAACTTCGGCTCTCGCCTACGGTTCCCTCCAGATTCTGCGTTATACAAATAAACAAAAAAGAGGCATAGATCTTATATATTTAGGGATTAATATGGAACAAGTTTTTGTTGTAGCGACAATTATCACTGTCCTTTTTTGTCTATCCAAGTTTATCGAATTCAGATATTTATCAGATGAGCGAAAACCGCTGAAAGATGTAGTTCGAGACAGCATTGTGGTAATGGTGTGCGCCATTACGGGTTCGTATTTTTATTTTCAGTTTAGTGGATATATTGCCGATTTTTTTAACATTGTTACGGAGACGCGAGTATTAAATCCTGCAACCACCCAAGTATTTACAGATGTTCCTAATTTTTAACCGAAAATCCTGCGACAATAGATAATCTGATATATGTATATGAATGATAAAAATATACCAGTTGCCGCTCATATAACGATATTAAAGCCACAAAACTCAATCCCCCAAACATTTATTTTACCGCGCGAGGTTATTCTTACTCGTAAAATGTATTTTGATAAGCACGATAAAGAACAAGGCGACGGGTTTTATCCTCAACTTGCCCGGCGAATGAATAGCAGCTATGGATCTGATAACACTCGTAACGACAGCGTTAATATTAGATTTAGATGGTCGGAATCTTATCCAGATGTTTGGACACAAATCGATAATTCTGTTATTTATGGATTTGATAGAAAATGCGGTAAGGAATTGTTACATTCATTAAACGAAGAATCGTATCTAAACGCTACGCGAATTTCGAATTCGGGGGGTCGAATAATCCACCCAAACACTATAATGAACTCAACATATCGAATAATGAATAAAAACGTGTGTGAATCGAATAGAACCGATATTTTCAAACTTCTTCGGCTATCGGCGACGGATCGTTTCATAGTAAACTCCGAAGACGCAATTCGAAGGAGGTCTCAGTCGTTTGCGTGTGATACTTCAACTAGCGCCTTACAAAATAACACATATGTTATCATCGATAACGCCTAGCTATTTTCATGATAGATGCATGAAAATAACACAACTCATTCGGCTACAGATCGCTTCAAACATAAGATGGGATCTGGTCAATATCCAAGACCATTTGACTTCCGTTTTCAGACTCTTTTGTGAAAAATTGGTTAAAATATGGGTGTTCTAATTGTGATTCAGGCGTATGTGCGTGAACTGTGCGCGCAATCATTTTATATAGCTTGAAACTGGGATAGCGTTCTTCACCATTTTTCTTGTATAATACGTTCTTACCATTATCGTCCATGCACCAGCGATGAATTGTTTTTTGCAAATCGTCCATTTCACCGACCTTTACATCGACATCCATGATAAAATCGAAAATGGAAGATCCAAGGCGACATAAATCAAAACTATAATTTGCCTCAAGAACCGGTCGCTTTTTGTTTAAAAACGGTTCCATATTGTATTGTGTAGACGCATCACCATCTGGTGCAAAACTATCACTACAGAACGTTTTGCCTTGATATTTATAAATACCGCGGCCAAAGTCGATAATTTTCAAAATGCGACCGTATGTAGGAACCTTATAAGATTTACCCGCGTATTTATAATACAAAAATTGTTTGTCTGTCTTGGTATACATTATATTATTTGTATGCAAATCATTATGTGTAAGATTAAACGCCTTTTGATAAATCAATAGACTCATAATTATTTGAAATAAATAACTCGCACCATTCTCAATGGATATCTCGTCGTTTACAAATAACTCGTCCAAGGTGCCGTCGCATTTTTCCATGCAAATCATTTGCACCGGAAAGTTGTTAATATATCCAAATACCTCCTCCTCTTCGGTGTCTTCGTCGCTATCATCTGAGTCCTCGTCATCGACCTCGTCATCGCTATCATCTTCATCTTCATCTTCATCTGTATTCTCGTCATCATCTTCATCTGTATTCTCGTCATCATCTTCATCTTCATCGTCTTCCGACGAACTATAATTAACATCACTATCTGATGACGAAGATTGAGAAGACGATGAAGACGGTGACGACGGATTTGAGCGTTTTGAATATACCATCTCCGCTTCTTCCGGAAGACTAGCATCTTCAGAGTTCAATTCAAAACCAGCACTTATATCTACGTTTTCGGCCAATATGTCTATATCCAATTCCGACAATGCATCGCATTCAATATCCAAATCATCTCCTTGGTTCACCGTTAATTTTTGTTTATTGCGTCTAGAGCCCGCGATTTGGTCTAATCCGTCGAATACGTGTTCAGGATCTTCTACATAGAATAATTTACCAACATTGTCGTTAAAAAATGTAGAATTCCTTAAAAAGTCCAAGTCGTCCGTGATACACACGCGAAATTTATCTTGGACACCAAGGTATGACCCATAATAATCAAGACCGTGATGGAAATTGTGAGAATGTAACAGAGTTGATGATAGATAAGTAAAAAATGAGTCAACATAAGCCGCGTTATGCCGACACAAAATCTTGCTAGATACCGATTCATCGGTTGAGTCGAACCGGGGCATTGTTCGGATCTTAGAGTCATGTATGTTATATTTACCAACCATATATCGATAAGGATCGAGAAGTGGTGAAAATTTAACAAAGACGTCGCGTTCTAGGAGCTGGGTTTTATTGTGCGTCGCAACATGTTTTAAATCTTGGACATGGTATGGATGATTCAATGCGATTGTATTATAATTTGTATCATTCATTTCGAAAAACTTGCGATATATAGGATTATACAATTGTAAATCTCGCACGCGATATGGGTTATAATCGTTCGGTGTTTGTTCGGATTCTATGACGTCCGGTTTTTGCCTATATTGTTCGCATAAAACCTCTAAATTTATGATAGTTGGTTTACAATAGGCAATGGGGGTTTTATACATATTCACAGAATGCCGACGTATAGGGTGTATAAATAGAATAATTGATAAATATAAACTTATCCAAACTCCTTCGACAATGCTTCGCATGACTCCGTAGTTCAATCCAAGAGTTTATATTTCATATTTTATATCTCAAATGATTACTATATAATAATATGACGTTGGAACTAAAAAAATTTGATATGCGATGGATTACATTTAAGCCAAATGAGAATAAAGGTCCGGTAATTGTGATGATTGGTCGTCGTGATACGGGTAAATCATTTCTTGTTCGAGATCTATTATATCACCACCAAGACATACCTATCGGAACAGTTATATCCGGTACGGAAGCAGGTAACGGGTTTTATGCACAGCATGTGCCCAAGCTGTTCATCCACGAAGAATATAACACAGTTCTGATTGAAAACGTGTTACGTAGACAAAAGGCCGTATTAAAACAAATGAACAAAGATATCGAAACACAGAAGAAATCATTGATAGACCCGCGTGCATTTGTGATTTTAGATGATTGTTTATACGACCAAACGTGGACGCGCGACAAAATGATGAGGTTGTTATTTATGAACGGACGTCACTGGAAAGTAATGCTCATTATCACAATGCAATATCCTTTAGGCATTCCGCCTAATTTGCGAACAAATATCGACTATGTGTTCATTTTGCGTGAACCGTATATGACGAATCGCAAACGTATTTGGGAAAACTATGCATCCATGTTTCCCACATTAGAGTCGTTTTCTTCCGTTATGGATCAAACGACCGAAAATTATGAATGTTTGGTCATTAATAATAACGCAAAATCGAATAAATTATACGACCAAATATTCTGGTATAAAGCCGAAACCCGCCCAGACTTCCGGCTTGGTTCAAAGGAATTCTGGGATATTTCCAAGGGAATGGACTCAGACAACGAAGGCGAAGCATATGATCCAAGCAAGGGTAAAAAACGCACTGGGCAACAAATTAATGTTAAAAAAACAAATACTAAATGGTAAACTCCTTCGACTAACGTATTCGGAGTCTAATTCGAAAACTTCGGCTCGCTTCGCTTCACCTAGCGACTCGATCCAAATAATAAGCGCAATGGGTTAAATCCATAACTATTTTCAAGCCCTAAATGCGATAATCCATGCACACCGATTGCGATACCAAACAATAAAATCAAGAAAAGAGTATGATGCGAATCCATTGCCCTTAATTTCGAGGAATGCATGAATGCATACACAATTGCAATCAATAGAAATATACCATTTATAAAGTGTGCATAAAACGACGGAGCTGTTAGTAAGAGGTTGTTGTAGGAGGTCGAAGGAGATTGGTTCATTTATATGATATAGTAATATCAGATAAAAGTTTTGAAGTGAAACGTAGGCGCGCTAGCCTAACGAGTTTATGCCGCGCTTGAAAGTGTGTCTACAAATTCGGATTCAATATTCGCAGCAGATGTATTTGTATCAGCATTCTTAATCAACTCTGCCTCGTGCGCAAGGCGATCGGTCTCATTCGAGACCTCGCGATCGGTGAAATTGATCGTGTCCTTAACACCCACCAATTCTCCATTCGCATTCAATGTCTGGGTCAACACGTTGCCCGACTGTTCCGCCTTCTTGATGTTGTCGGCAATTGCCTTCTCCTTCGTCTCCTTCACGCGCTTGTCGAAGTTCTCCTTTGCCTTGATCTCGTTCTTAATCTTCTCCTGGTGAAGCTTGTTCAACTCCTCCTCCATGAACTCGACGCGACCCGTCTTGTATGCATTGGGATCCCATGGTAGCCATACGCCAACAGGTGCTACGAAAATATCGTGATTGGGGTCCTTTTCGCGCAGCTTCTTGCAATGCTGCTCGGCCTCCTCCTGGGAGGGGAAGTTGCCGCGGTTCTTCAATCCACGAACCGATGTCTGGAACGCATGTTCGCGCTGGAACTTCTCGGTCAATTTATCTTCATTCTTGTCCAAAAAGGTCTTATAGTCATCCGACACAGACCCTTCCTTTAGACGTTCCTGCTCCTCCTTGCAAAACTCATTATAGTCCGCCATCAACTTCTCCAGATTCAAATTGTATTTATAGGAAATAAAGTTAATAAAATCGCCAAACTTAGACATGGACTTGTTAAAATCCCATTGCTGAACGAATTCGGCAAACAGGTAAAGCTCACGCTTTTCCAATATTTTATCGGGCGATAAAAACGACATACAGGTAAATCTCTGTCCGGCAATTCCGGCATCCTCGTCTAATACATCAACATATCTCGGATTAGGTGTTCCGTCATCGCGTGTTTTACGTTCAAGGCCAGACATTTAGCGAAACTATACAAATAGAAGACGTTAACGTTTAAGTATTTTTTAGCATTAAAACTATAAACCTATTTTCGCCCATTAAGGTTACCCCATTTATTTTTATTTTCGAGAGTTATAATATAATAGACACATGTCCGGAATGTTTGACTTTAGCGAACTCGTTAAGCGCGCCATCAAATACTTGATTGAAGGCCTTATGGTGGCCATTGCGGCCTACGCCATCCCCAAGCAATCCCTCAAGGTTGAGGAAGTCATTGTTATCGCATTGACTGCTGCTGCTACATTCAGTGTTTTGGATGTATTTGTCCCAACAATGGCGTCCTCTGCTCGCGGTGGTGCCGGTTTCGGTATAGGTGCGAACCTTGTGGGCTTCCCCGCCGGACTATAACCCATTCGATTAATATAATATAGGTTCGTAAATGGAACCCATATTATACCAATAACTCCGTCGCCCGATTTTAGTTTGTAAAATACAATATAAACGTTTGACTCGTAATTATTTATTCATGTCGCTCCCTACTGGTCTTGAATTCCCTGCGTCCGCATCTGTTATTACAGATAGAACCGCCCAGATTTTATCAATTTACGACAAATGGTATAACGATCTCATCGGAAAACAGTTTCTTACCAAATCGGAGTATTTCCAACATTTTGACTCTACCGAGGCATGGGATCTGGAATTGGAATGTTTTGATTTTATGCAATACGTTCATCCCGATCATGCTGTCCGAGAAGCGTCGGTCGAATCATCTAAAAAAGTCGCCGAATTTGGTAACAAATGGTCTATGGACGTAGATGTTTACAAGACAATACAATCGTTTTACGATTCATTTGAAGACCAACTTGTCGGCGAAGAATCGTTATGTCTTACCAGGACATTGAACTCATATAAACATAAGGGCATTCATTTGGATGCGTCGACCCGAAAACAGCTCGAGACAATTAATCAAACGTTGACCGAATTAAACATCACATACGGCACAAATTTGAACGAATTGGACGACCACATGTTTTTTTCCAAGGATGAACTACACGGCGTCGACGACGATTTTATCGAATCATTGGATCGATCAGATGACGGTAAATACAAAGTGACGACTAAATACGACCACATCAACATGATCATGCCGTATTGCGACGTCGAAGAGACCCGCAAACAAGTAAGCAAAACCTTTTCTCTTCGCGGAAAAGAGCCGTTTAAAAACCATCATCTTTTACAAAAAGCGCTTGAGTTAAGAAAGGAGAAGGCGCTGCTGCTTGGATACGACAGTTATTCTAGATACGTATTGTCTAATCGCAGAATGGCTACTTCGCCAGAACAGGTCAATAAATTTCTTGATGGTTTGGTTGATAAAATGAAGGCGGTTGCTATCTCCGATGCATCCGTTATTTCGAAACATTTCAACAAAGACAAAATGGAGTCATGGAATTTATCGTATTATACAAATCTCTATAAAAAGGATGTTCTCAAATATGACCAAAAATTGGTCCAGGAATATTTCCCACTTGAAACCTTGTTGCCCAAATTGTTAGGGACATTCGAGGATATTTTTCATCTTCGCATCGTAGAATGCGACGTGAACGCGGAGCAAAAGTGGCACGAGTCCGCGAAATGTTATGCGGTCCACGATGCTACATCTGACGAACTCATTGGACACTTTTTTATGGATTTGTATCCACGCGACGGTAAATATGGTCACGCCGCAGCGTTTACACTGAAACGTGCATACATCCCTACATCTACATGCGAACATGGTGAAGTCGAGACCGTGAAAACTGTTTTTATTAGCCCGGGCGAAGTCGTAGTCGATACACTATCTACCGACGTCAAGCCTGTGAGGAGCACACCTGTTTCTGCGATGGTATGTAATTTTACGAGACCGACTAAAGAGAAGCCGAGTCTATTGACGTTTAACGAAGTAGAAACATTTTTCCACGAACTCGGTCACATTTTCCATCAACTTTTGAGCAAAAATCGGTTCAGCATGTTCAGTGGAACTGCGGTGGAACACGATTTTGTTGAATGTCCCAGTCAGGCACTCGAGAATTGGTGTTACGAAGAGGAGTTCTTAACCAGAATTAGTAGCCACTATAAAACCGGCGCCACAATTCCCGTCGAAATAATGGATAATATTAAGAAAAATAAACACCTTTTTAACGGATTGCATTATGTTAGACAATTGGTTTTCGCGATGTATGATATGAAATTACATTCCAGTTCGGATAATGTGGATGTAGAAACGGCCTTTGCTGAATTCCAAGACAAATTGAGCCCGTTGGTTCATGGCGAAAGTTGCATGGCGGCGAATTTTGGCCATTTAATGGGCGGATATGAAAGCGGTTATTACGGATATTTGTGGAGTGAGGTATACGCTGCCGAAGTATTCCAATTATTTAAACAGTCTGGTGATATTTTCAACCGCGAAATAGGTCTACATTATAGACGATGCATTTTGGAAAAGGGCGGAACAGAAACGGGATTCGATATGATGGAGAATTTACTCGGCCGAAAGCCGAATAGCGATGCGTTTATGCGATCATTTGATTAAACATTCAATCGATTACGATACTAGATCGCATCTTATTTGGATATGTTCGTATAATAGGACGTGGGTGATAAACAGTCCAATATGTTCCAGGATACGGTCGACATATTTGATTTTGTTCGTTACAGCTACCAAATATCGGGCGACCCTGTTTATAAAAAATAGATAGTTGTTTTTGGCGCCATTTTTCTTGACCCCCCATAAGAACTTTTTTCTTTATTTCGGGGGCAGGATTGAGCAATAACGCCCCGGTTTGATTCGATTCGCCGATTTTTTCATCCATAATTATATATACATGCACATATTATTTTAAACAAAATAATATGCGAAGAACTGATAAACTGTGATTATTCGTAAGTTGATTTATGACCATCAACCCGTTCGCAAATAGCGTCTTCCAATATTGCCTTTCTCGCGCCATTACATAGCCATTTTACCGACCATTCAAATTCAAATGTAATTGGCCATTTGTCGGGTGAATTATCAAAATATCCAACCTTTAATATTTTATCCACTTTATCAATACCAGGACTTAATGAAAATAATGGCCAGTTTTCTAGATTTTCACCCCACCAATTTAAGTTTACGTCTGAACATGTACCAAATGGTTTGATATGGTCGTCAATTGAATCGTTTATTTTCAAAACCTCTATATATTTTTTCCCCGATTTTGTTGTCCACATTTTTCTACGTTCATCCGGTATATCTTCCCATCTTGGTATTAATTGTAATTGATCTACCTGATCGTCCAACATAATATCTACGGCTGTCGTTAGAAAGGGCTCTGTTACAATCCAACTGTCTTCCCAATGCAACCAATAATCGTATTTTCCTTCGCGTAATATGTCGATTATCATATTAATGGAGCGTGCTTGACCTTTATCATTCTCCTTTTTATTAATAAAATCGATTTGAGGGTATTTTTCCTCCAAATCAGAAATTGTATCGGCGGTGTTTTCTCCATATTCGTTAATTACAATCATTCTATCAATATCATCAGACGGGGTATACTTTATAAAACTGTCCAACGTTTTTTTCAATGAATCTAATTTATTCGGCTTCGATATATATGAGGTACACGTAAATAATATTTTTGGAGATTTTTCTGTGAATTCTTCGTTTGTTTTATTCATCGATAACTCAAAATAAATGATACTACCAATGATAAGTAAACATAATACTATAACCATTTGTCTTCGAATAGACATCATAATAAAACCGTTACTATGATATCTATATATAATAAAACTCCTTCGACCAAGGAGTCCACCCAGGAAACCAACTAAACCGTCGGGAAAAACTCCCAATCTAATTCGCCGCACACCTTCTTCCATATCATATCTTGTTCTAATTGTTTTTCACGGTCTTTCATCATGGGAATATATGGTAAATATTGCGTTTGCTCCAACAAGGTGCATAATTGATACAACGTATACGTGTAATTGAAAAAATTGGTTCGATTTGCGGGACAGTGGACTGCCCATGGTTTCTGTATTTCGATAAACAACACGCACAACGTCTCGTGTAATTCTTCGTTCATAATGGGCGGTTTTACACCAAAAATGGAATTGATATATTGAATGTGTTCGAAATATTTGTTCAGACCTAATTTGCGTAGAATCTCGCGCATCTTGTCGTAATTGATTAATTTAATATCTGTAATGCGCTCCTTCTTGATGCGTGAACGAATCGCCTCGATTACCTCCTCTGGTATCTGAGTGGTTTCTTTTGCTTGGAATTGTGATAAAATCTCCTTGAAATGGTTGAGACGTATATATGCAGTATATGAGACTTCATTTGGCGGATCTTTGTTATTGGGCTTGGAACTATCTACGATATAAGTGATAAATTGCCCACACATCATATTATTGCATATCATAATACCCTCTTCATCCTGGGGGACCATTTCCCCCTTACTACATGCCATGCATAAATCGCAGGACATGATGTAATCGTGGGGGTTTGTAAACTCGCGATTTACGTTTCGCCAGTATTCTTGATACATTTTCTTGGATTGACTATATTTGTCTACATCTTGGCGCTCTGGGTTTTTTGATTTTACCTTGAAGAAGGAATTGAGAACGGTGACGTTTTGTGCAGGTTCACCCGATGAAATCTGCTTCTTTTGCTCAAAATAGTCGAAAATGTATTGAGAATTGTCTAGGAGATATCGATTTCGCTGATGCTTCAATCGTTTAATTTCTGCCTTCTTTGACTTGACTTGGTCTTTGATATCTAAGCGTGTTTCTATCTGTGATTTGGGTAAGGTTTGATATTGTGTTTTTAATTCTTCGATTTCTTCTATTAGTTTAGGAATGTTCATGGTTTCGTTTTCGTGAAATTGGGTCAACAATTCACTGTGTTTTTCATCCAATGACGTCATTTGTTTATGCTGAACGTTCTTGGACATCTTTCAATACAATATGGAGATTTTGATGAATAACGTTTATGTATTTTATTGGGTAATTGTTTTGTTTGAATTTTAAAGGAAACGTAGGCTACAGTCGAAGGATTTTTTCGCGGGATGATATTATCGAGAACAACGTGCGTTGCTTCAACTGCGTTTTCGTCCATATTTAAATATTCACACATTTTATAATAAATATTAAATATGGCTGCGGCGGCTATTCAGATTAATATTCCGATTAATGATAACGTATGTAATAATATAGCGATATCCACTCAGGAATATGGTAAAATTTCTAAGGGATACAATACACCGCTGATTTCCACTGCTGTTGTGCGTCCAAACGCAGCAGCAGCAACCGCAGCATTAGCCTTAAATTCCATATACGACACAACCAATTTTAGACTATCTACCGTATTAGCAGATAATACACATGACGGGTTATCGCCGATTTGTTTAAAATCTGCAATGTTGGAAGATAATATGCTAACTAATACGAAAGTGTTATCTACTCCATTTCGACTTATTACAGAAATTATATCCGAAGTTGGTAGATGTGTTGAATTTATAGATCCTTCTCCTACCGGGCAAACAGCCCCTCAAACATTCACATCTGCGATAGACTTTGAACCGACGACGGCACCATATGATATACCAAATAATAATAACCAATGTTTTATTCGAGATTGTTTTGACGGAACGTGGATTCCCGGGTTAAATAATATATTTGATCAAGCAGGAGCGTCGTTGAAATCATTTATTGAATATCATAATGGGCGAAATTCTGTCGTTTGGGGGGGGCGCATATTAAGAAATCCTATAAAACTTATTAATGCTACTAATGCCCCGGGTGGTATTGGTCAGCAATTACGTCGTATAGTAGCGACTATAGGAGATGGTACAGGAGCAGATCGTTTACAATACACAGCTTATTTTAATTACGACCTCTTGTGGTTTCGTTATATCACTTCCATATATTTACCCAATGAATTGGGGGACTTGCGCGCCAGAGCGCTCGCTGCTATCACCACCGATGCATCACTAACTCAAACAGATATTTTAGTAATTAATACAGTAAATATCAATTTTTTATGGTGTCATTTAATGATATATTGCTATAAATGTGTGAGCGATGACGAATTTTTTAGTAATAACACTGCGTATAGAACAGGATATTTGTTGGTGTTGCAAAAAATGACCCAGATCCGATTTGATGGTTTCGCAACTACAGGTGATGACTATATATCAAATCCTTATATTTACTATCGTGGGTCAGGAAAAACAAATATATTAAAGGGTAATTATGCCGCGGTTTTACCATATATAGAAGAAATGTGCACTAGAATTTATTCTCCGAGCGCTGCAAACACATTCGGAACAGTTGAAAACGTTACTTTGGCTGGCGGCGTTGAATATGTAACATCACAATCAATGGCTGCGACTTGTATGAGTCAATTTTTAAAATTAATATTTCCCGGTCGTTCCAAGGCTACTGGTGATGCGATTAAAATTGCATGTATGAATGAGATAAATAAATTGTTCAATTTAACCGCGAGCAAAACATATGCTGGTTATGGATGGAGTATATTAAAGTTCTCGGGCGATTCATCACATATTGTGCTTGGTGAAATTATGGAATTTATACGCCTTGCATATCCGGGGGGTCCTCCTCCTCCGCCGGGGGGTCCTCCTCCTCTTAATTTAACTCAACTCGGGATAATATATGCTATTTCAGAACGCCCTCTTGCTGCCCGATTATTAGCTGCCCGTAAAAATGTATATTCTGCCGTCAATAGCGTATTTTCTAGTAAATTTGATGGACCTGGATCTGAGATTAAAGGTCTTCGACATTCCGCATTGTATATACAATGGGATAACACCAAGACATTTATTAATATCACCCAGGGGTTAGTTGATAAAGTTAACGATTATACGCAATTGATGGGAGAACCTGGTCTTCTTGATATAGTTGATACTCTCGAGATTTTCGCCCGTGATCAATTTGCAAATAACGACCTTGTGACCTATTTTGCTACCTACCTTGCTGACCCGGGTAAAATCAACCTTGCGACCTACCTTGCTGACCCGGGTAAAATCAACCTTGCGACCTACCTTGCTGACCCGGGTAACGCCGCCCTTGCGACCTACCTTGCTGACCCGGGTAACGCCGATATTGCCGCCAATTATGTTCAGACGGTTAATAATGCATGTAATACATTTCGGATCGCTGTTAATGCCGCTGTGGCTGACCCAATAACTACCAATTATATTCAGGCGGTTCAATTAGCCGGAGGCACTCTTATTACCGCCCTTACCGCCGCCCGTGCGAGACAAAATGTTATCAACGCTGCGACCGCTATTGTGACCGCTATTGTTGCTAGCCCCCACCCGAACGCCACCCCGAACGCCACTTCGAATGCCGTTGTAAATCTTATTATTTTAAATTGCTATTTCTACACAAAATCTATTTTACAACCCCCTAATTCTAATGTTAACAGTATTTTTGATAATATTAACGAAAATACGACCCCTCCTGAAAAAATAAACAAATTGATCACAAGTTTTAACGACCTAATGAATACAGATATAGTCGATGATTTTTTAACCATATATTCTATTGGAAAATTAAAAATCACTTTAGAGACCAAAATCCCTGACCCCGCAACTACGCTCCCTCCCACATTTACTAACTTAGTTACAGAATTGGGAGGCGGAAATCGTGGCGCGGGACATACAAATTGGTTAAAAGTCATGCATGCATTTAATATGCGTGCATCAATGTCTGATGCACCTGCGATTCGAGATCAATTTGATTCAATGTATGAAATTGTAAATTTGTTAGTGGAATATAATATTGACCGGAAACAGACCGATTCTAAGTATATTGCACGTATATTTGGGGTAGATAGTTTCAAAAGAATATTCAAAAAAATTATAAGTGCACACCTGAACAAACTGTTAGGAGGTAAAAACACAGAAAAAATAGAGTCGTTTAGACAAACGCGAGAAGAAGAATGGAGAGGCGATTCAAAAGGGAGTGGTGATATCATACCTGGAAAAGTGGACTCTATTATTGGACGAATGGAAACATTATTAACAAACTGTTTCAAAATAGATGAATATGTTCGTATTTCTCTTCCGGCGATGGTGGGTATGATAAGCGGTGGCGGAAAAGAAAAACCCCTCGGCTTGGGTAGTGGCGCAGAATATAATAATAATAATAAACCAGCGAAAAAAAAACGCACAGAAATGGGAAAAACCGCCGCGTTAAAAAATCCCATAGAAACGGGAAAAAACACCGCTATAAAAAATCTCGCACAAATGGAGAATATTATCCAAACACTTAGCGATAGAACCGAATTTGAAAAAGTAGCCAAATACCATGCAATCGCGGCTAAGGAACAGATAATAGACATATTAACCAATGGACAGTTCGTCGTTGAAATGCTGCCTAGTAATGTTGTAATAACGATTAATGATATTCACACAAAAAATGAATATATCGCAATAATTAACCCATTCATTAAAGAATATAACCGTATCGTTAGAGAATATAACCGTATCGTTAGAGAAGACGCGGACCAAGATATGGATTCGAATGATGCAGACGTTTTGGTTTTGGATGAAATTGTAGTTGCGAATGATGTTATAAATCAAATGGTTTCTCCGATACTGGCGAATATACGTAAGCTAGAAAGTTTACAAGGTGAATTCGAAAGGTTATATAACGCATTATACCCTTTCATAGCAAGTATTGAATATAATAAGCCATTCTATACATCATCTAAGAGCGAATTCGAATTGAATCAAATATTGGCGAATAGATTAAAAAATTTGGATATATCTGATATGGAGCTAATTAGAACGTCATCGGATGTGAACGACCTGCGAATGATTGTTCCGAAGGATTTTGATGATTTATATAAAATTAATAATATGCATTTATCTGCGGCGATTGAATATATACAAACACAATCGAATACCGGACATTTAAAATCTGCTAATATTCCTGTTATAAAACAAATACTCTTCCCATCAGAATATACTGTTAGGAAAGGCGATATGGCTAACCATCTCAGATCATTATCCGATATGAGAGAAGATAGCGGGATTACATACACAAATACCTTTGTTCCTCCGTATGGACCTGGTTCAGAATGGAGTTTATCATTCTATTTTACAAATATCCAATTGAATGGACTACCTAAAATAAGAGAGACTCTATACTCTGCATTGCAAATGTTTTTTCCAAATTTAGATACGATGGTTCCAATTGAAAACGAACATTATCAATACTATGACGTATATAAAGTTTTATACACGCTGGAACAACTATCGCTACCAACCGGCGGTTCTACATTGCATCCAGGAACCGCAACTATAAATGATATACTAGTGATTCTTAGGAATAGACAATATGTTGCTAGATTGATTTCAACATTAGGACCACAATTGGAACCACTTAATGAAATACGAGAAGGCGTAACGCGCTCAACGCGTTGGACAAGATTTTTACAGTATCTAACAACCACGACGGGCTATGCTGATGAAAATGATGAGACAACAGAAGGTATGCCGCATTTAAACGCTACGGTGTCGTCGATGCTTGGACTTAGAGGAGGAAATTCTAATAGAAGAAAAACTCGAAGAAGACGCCCCACCCGGTCACCTAACAAAACCCATCGTAAAATCAGCCGACTACGTCTAGAGACTTCATCCACCTCAAATAAATCCAATCGAAAGAAAACCAAAAGATCGAACCGACCCAAGAAGAATAAGACGCGCAGAAAACGCAATTATTAAGTATCTCTCACAATATATACCATTCAAAATATGCCCAATTCCACTAACATTCACCTAGATATAACGGATTCTATAGACGTCAATCAAAAACAATTGAAATGTATGGTCTTTGTGATGAATGCGATTGAGAAGGGATGGGCGGTGAAAAAACAGGGCGATGAATATATTTTCACCAAAAAACATGAGGGAAAGCGCGAAATATTTAGAGAAAATTACCTCGAAACATTTATTCAAACCAATTTTAATATGGACATACTGAAAAATAATTGAACTCCGTCGACAATAATCCGCTCGAAATATGCAGCCAAATTATACGATTCACGATCACGTGCGCGTTAACAATGAATTAAAATATCGCAACTTGGATTAAGGACCATCTTCCTCCAAAATTATACACCACCTCCAAATTATTTAGCAATATTTATAAAAATTCAATCGGACATTTTTCTCCGATTGAATTTAGACCAACCCCCTTTTCATAATTCGACGGCATACTTTAGCAAAAACCGGCCAAACGGTATTTTACGAAAATCCAACATTCCGATACAAATGATACGTTATTTCAAGCACAATTGGTGATTATTTTTGTAAAAAGGGGCACATTTAAATTATTTAGATCATTTTGTATTTTCCGAATTAATTCTATTATTCCAAAATTATTTTCTAAAACAAGAGTATAAAGAGAAAGCAATGGCTGGAGCACTCATGCAACTCGTCGCCTACGGCGCCCAAGACGTTTTTTTAACTGGAACCCCCGAGATTACCTTCTGGAAGGTGTCTTACAGACGCCATACCAACTTCGCCATGGAGTCTATTGAGCAGACCTTCGCCGGCCAAGCCGATTTCGGCCGCCGTGTGACCTGCACCATCTCCCGTAACGGTGATTTGTGCTACCGCACCTACCTTCAGGTGACTCTCCCCGAGATCAACCAGAACATGAAGGCCTCTGGTGATCCCGGTGTTTATGCCCGTTGGTTGGACTTCATCGGTGAGCAGCTTATCGCCCAGGTTGAGGTTGAGATTGGTGGCCAGCGCATCGATCGCCAATATGGTGACTGGATGCACATCTGGAACCAACTTACCATGTCCTCCGAGCAACAGCGCGGATACCAGCAGATGATCGGTAACACCACCCAGCTTACCTACATCACTGATCCCTCCTTCGCCAATGTGTCTGGTCCCTGCTCCGCCTCCGGTGGACCTTCCCAGGTGTGCGCTCCCCGTAACGCACTCCCCGAGACCACCCTCTACATTCCCCTGTTGTTCTGGTTTTGCAGAAACCCCGGACTTGCCCTTCCTTTGATTGCCCTGCAATACCACGAGGTGAAGATCAACATTGATTTCCGCCCCATTGGTGAGTGCTTGTGGGCCGTCAAGAACTTGAGCGCCACCTCCTCCACTCAATCCACCTCTGCCGCCTACCAACAATCCTTGGTTGCTGCCTCTCTCTACATCGACTATATCTTCCTCGATACCGATGAGCGCAGAAAGATGGCCCAGAACCCCCACGAGTATTTGATTGAGCAGCTCCAGTTCACTGGTGACGAGTCTGTCGGCTCTTCCAGCAACAAGATCAAACTCAACTTCAACCACCCTTGCAAGGAGCTCATCTGGGTTGTCCAGCCTGACGCCAACGTCGACTACTGCTCTTCCCTTGAGGGAGGCCAGACTCTGTTCAAGACTCTTGGTGCCCAGCCCTTCAACTACACTGACGCCATTGATGCTCTTCCCAACGCCATCCACGCTTTCGGTGGACCCAATGAGACCTCCGGAGCCAATGCCTTCATCACCTCCGGTGGTATCTTCCAGGACCCCGGCGCCATGGGTGGTATTAGCACTGATAGATGGGACACCGAAGCAGTCCCTCGTGGTGTCTTCGGAGCCACCTCCGGTGCTGGTTACGGCCCCGACAATGAGGGTTCCTATGTGTCCGATGCCGGCACCTTCGTGCTTGCTGAGACCGCCCTCGACATGCACTGCTGGGGTGAGAACCCTGTCGTCACCGCTAAGCTCCAGCTTAACGGCCAGGACCGCTTCTCCGAGCGTGAGGGTTCTTACTTCGATGTTGTCCAGCCCTTCCAGCACCACACCCGTGCCCCCGACACTGGTATCAACGTCTACTCCTTCGCCCTTCGCCCTGAGGAGCACCAGCCCTCCGGCAGTTGCAACTTCTCCCGCATTGATAACGCCACCCTTCAATTGGTTCTTTCCTCCGCCACTGTTGGTGGAACTGCTACCGCCAAGGTTCGCGTCTATGCTACCAGTTACAACGTTTTGAGAGTAATGTCAGGAATGGCCGGGATTGCGTACAGCAATTAAGCTGTTAATCGATAACATTTATCTCCTAATAATATTTGTATAATCCAAATCTAGTAATTATACAAATTCATTCGGCTAGCCCCCTACGTTTTCGTCCAAATTCAATAGAACAATTCCACAATTTCTACTGTTTTATGTGGAATATTATTTATCCAATATTCAAGTTGTTGGATCAACATATTTATTCGTGCATGCCATTCATCGCGTTTACTTTTTGATACATCTAATATACCATATCCATTTATTCGCCAACACGATGCTATTTTTGTTCCTTCTTGGTTCACATATGCGTCGGGATTAAATCGAATGAATACTACCGGTCTATGTCCAATGTCTTGTGAAATCTCCATTAATCGTTTATTTTGACACGAACAATCATAGGTATTATGTTTATTCTCGTCGACTTCAATAATAATTACATGACTTCCCAGATCTAAAAGTAAATCGGGTCTTCTTTTGGAACAACCATCTTGTATTTTCTTATCGGAAATCCAATTAAAATCCGGATATTTTTCAAGAACGCGTGAAATTACATTATTTTCTTTCGTCTTGAAATTACGTGATACTTGGATTTCAGGGCAATAATGAATACAACATGGTAGACAATATCCATCGTATTTTTTAATACCACGAGTCTCACATAGGGGTGCTTTGCACAGTTGAGACCCGCCATGTATTTTACATCTTGAGGGCATTTTTCCACAAGGACATTTCAAACAACACTTTTCACAACCAACAATACTTTTACCACAAGGACACAATTCTTTACTGTTTGGATTACATGTTGGACATCTTCTTCTACGTTTTCCATGTTCACAAATTGATGCACCGCCACACGGAACACAATTTTCTTTAGCACATCCATGTGAGCATATTGATTTCCCACCACACTCATTACACCGAATCTTTCTCTTCGAATGTTCGCAAATTCCTGCCCCTTTACATTCTACGCAATTATATCGATGCCGGTTATGAATACATATTGGAGGTGGTCCTCCCATTTATATAATAAAGATAGATAGTTTTATATGGATTATATAATTATCAATGTAATTATATAAACTCCTAAATGTTCTCTTTCAATTTTCCTGCTCCGCCTTTAATTTCGCCTTTTTGTTCAAATAAGCGGTTCTAGCATATTCCTTCTTTTTTTCAGGACTAGGTGTATAATTCGTTTTTTGTATATACTCCTTCACCCGCTGTTTGTGCAATTCTTTATTGTTTTCATAATATTTTTTATTATGCGATAAATATTTATTCAGTTGTTCCTGTGTGGACTGTAATTGTGTTTTTAGAGACAAAACCTCATCTTCCAGCTCCGTTATTTTGGCGTCTTTATCCAAACTCCGTAAGCTATTGCCTACGGAGTTTACTCTGAAAATTTCGGTTCGCTCCACTTCACCTACGTTTTCATCCATCGTTATACTGTATAACGAAATATATCTATGTGATTTTTGTTTATTATTTATTTCCCTCGCAATCTAAAATAATAATAATATCAGACGTAATGTCTAGTTTATCGAGCGCCGCCAATGCGATGCAACTCGAACCGCCCAACTTGGTTACCATATGTATTTTTTCTATGCTTGACGTCTCTACAGTCACCCCCTTAATTTCAAGCTCCCGCGCCGTTGCTAATGCGTATAATTCAGGTGTATCTACAGCAATCCCATCGGAAAATCCGGGATCTTTATTACAATCATTATATTGAATACTTTGACTAGCGTTTTCGTCCAAAGAGCGAACAAATGCGTCAAAATCGCAAGATTGTGAAACTACGAGTTTATAATTCGGAAAATGATGAAAATAGGCACCTATACCAATGGGTCCACCTGCACCAATGGCGGTTATCATAGTGACCGTTTTTCCCGACGGTATTTGCCCCATAATTTCTTTCGCAAGTGAACCATATCCGGTCATGATATCCTTTCCACCGTGGGATAAATATATCCCAGGATTGTTCAATAAAAAAGTTTCCCGTTTTTGTAAAGCATGTGCATAGTTTTCGGAAGTGCAATCCAACATACCGCGAAATCCGGTTTCACCATAATCGCGCAAATAGGCTACCATTTTTTTATATTTCGACGGTTTTATAAAAACATTTCCGAATATGCATGGACAAACGACATTCCATTTAGAACTTTGATCCGGATACATAATTGAAAAATGCATTTTCATAATACACACCGATTTTATCACTGCGATACCATGGTTACCGGTAGATTGCGTCACCATATAATACGGCTTGCTCTCGTCGATTTCGATATTTCGCAATTCATTGAATGCATTCATTACAGAGTATAATACCCCTCGCCATTTGAATGAACCCGTAATTTGTTCGGATTCTCGCTTCAAATAAATATTATCCCGATAATGTTCAAGAGGTGTTGTCTTGACGAATGGGGCGATCATTTGAATCGCCCGATTGAATTCTTCAATGGAAATCGGCATATATAATTTTACATATTTTAACAAAAACAAATATAAACATAACCGGGTTAGTCATTTATATACCTCTAAATATGTCCATAAAGACGCATCAATCGAAAATCCCACATACTCAAAATGATTTGTTAATGAATTGTTTGATGGATTTTTATTCGGATAGAACAAAACTTCATCAGATGATGAATATTATCAATGGCGAATCGAATATCTCTCTGCGAATTGTAGATTGGTTCGTCACAAATTATGCTAAAAAATATTACACTGTATACGAATTGCCTATAAAACGTGGCGATATCGAGATTAATACTAGATTTAAGGTCTATAATGATTACAAATTGAAGCTCAAGGCGTATTCCAAGAGACGGTTTGACCCATTTTGTCGCTGGGAACGTATTACGATTCCATATGATGATGTGAATTGTATGGAAACGACGATCGGACAATTGAACTTTTTCAAATGGGCTCTCGAAAATAAAATTATTGATTATATAACAAACAATTACGATGATATTGAAAAGGATATGAACGAGAGAAATAGCATTTCTAAGAAAAAGAACGGCACTCTAGACAGCAATGAGTCGGTTGAATTAATGATTGTGAACGATAATGGAAAGACCCGCAAGAAGCGCGAAGAATTGTCCATTTCTGCGTGCAAATGCATTAAAAAGGAGAACGTAAAGATCGTAGTATCATTTAGTTGAGAAGTCTATAAAATTGATTTGGGTTCGGTAAGATAATAAACTGCAACTTAAACACAGTATAGGATGTATCAATTAAAATCACGTAAAATGAACACTCGTTTGGACAAGAAGGCCATTAAGTTGATGCTCAAGAATCACGAGGAGGAGGGCGATGACGATGAAGATGAATGCGATCTTGAGCAGGAAAATCGCAGGATTACACGTGACGGAAACCACATTTATTTCCACTCTGAAGTGGATCGCGGAGCCGTATTCGAAATGACTGCACAGATTCGAAAAGCGGAAATCGAAAATATTGTGATGGCGCACAAATTGTGCACAGATCCGATCCCCATTTATTTGCATATCAGTTCATACGGTGGATCTGTATTCGACGCACTCACGGCCATTGATGTAATTAAAGGATGCAAAGTGCCCGTTCATACGATTATTGAAGGTGCGTCTGCATCGGCAGGAACGTTGATGAGTGTTGTAGGCACAAAGCGTTACATTCGCCCAAATGCACATATGTTGATCCATCAACTATCGGCGGGTTCGTGGGGGAAAATGTGCGAATTGGAGGACGAATATGAAAATAACAAATTATTGATGAAAAAAATATTGGAGATTTACAAGGAACATGCTAATATTCCAAAGAAACATTTGAATGAAGTGTTGAAGCATGACCTATGGTGGGAGGCGGACAAATGTATTAAATATGGCCTTGTTGACGAAATTTGGGAAAGATCTTAAAATCCTTCGCCTTAGGCTACAATGGTTACTATAAAAACAAAATAAAAGGGTATCTTTTTTATTTTGAAATTTCTTACTGTATAGTATATGTCGGTTTCGCAACAACTTAGTAATAAGAGTTTTTTTAATTTAATAGCGGCAATCAGACAAACCGAACTAAATGATATATTAAGCGAGGAGACTGTAAATGGAATGGTATATAGTTCCATTTATAATTTTAATATTTCCGATATAAATGATAATGTATGTTTGAATCCTACATCGGATGGTGTTATTTCCGACAAAGAAAAAAAACGGTTCAATCCACTTCACGCGGTTACTCTACGCGAACCATCAATATCATCTGATTTAGAAACACTCTCGCCTAATAAATGTAACATAATAAAATCAGAATTGTATACAGCGATTCGTAATCCAGGTGTTGAGGCGAGTATTCAGCCCAAGGAGACACCTTATATAAACCCTAATTTTATTAAACAAGGGGACACGATTCATATATTAAATCCACAATCCACTCTAAAACTACCATCTGAATTTAGATCGCATATATACGAGAACACCAAACAATTAAATCAACAGACTCCATATTGTATTGTCTATGGTACATTTACTCCTAATAATAAATTATTGTATCACGTCTCGGCAGCAATCGTTTACAATGGACATTTATATCCATTCGGTTGGACAAATGAAAAAGTATTAGACAATCCCCGAGATAAAACAGTTAGACCGGTTCAGGCCGTTTTAGTTTCACCTGAAACTATTAATCCTCGCTGGAATTACTTTATCATAGACATTTTATTAGTAACGAACGATATGCTTTCAAAAATAGAGAGTTTTTTCGATAAATCTACATTAAAAACCGCGGTTGATTTATATCTACCATATACCACGGGTCCGGCAAAGCGAACAATAGGAGTTACGTTTGGAGAAAACCATTTATATGTGGATACAGCGCGATATATGCGCATATCAAATAATTTTACACAGGTTTGTTTTGGATACAATTGTTCGTCCTGGATTGAATATATTTTTGGTATTAATTGTAGGTTGTTTTCATTGGCCATTATGCCGTCAATACCAAATTATTGTAAACGAGCTGGCTATAAAACAAAGTTTAAGGTTGAGTCATTAACTGATATCATTCAGTCGATTCGCACTAACAATTTTTCGCGTTTTTTCCAACTAATAAATAATATAAAAGTAAAATCTAAATTATCATTGTTCGGTATAAAATCAGACCCGCCTCCAGAACAAACCATCGCAACGGTGCTTGATACGGATGAAGCGAAAAAACCCGCGGTTTTAGGATTGAATCCTGACGACGCTACTATAACGAGTCCAACTATAGACGCTCATCCTGCACCCATAAAAAAAACAAGGGGTCGGCCGAAAAATCCGAAAACTCTGACTAAAAAACTAACTTCACCGACTAATAGGAAAACGCGAACTAAAAGACGCGCCGCGGAAGTGGATGAAAACGTAGATGATGCGAAGAGATCCCCTGCGACAATCATTCGCACGTCTCCGGAGTTAACTCGGGAAATTCCGTAGGCGGAGTTTCTATCAATTGTTTTATTTTTTTGGAATGCCTTAGTTTTTTTTGGAATGCCTTGTCCGTTTTGGGAAAAGTGGGTGGTAGATTTAATATTTCTAGTTCGGCATCGGTAAGGGCAATACTTTCGGTTGAGTAAGCCTCTTGCTCATATTTATTGTTTTCATAACAGTCATTGCACATATATATGCAATAATTGCAGTAGAATCTGCAAAAGCCCTCTCGTTCTATTTGGTGAACATGCGTAACTTCATGCTTTAATGTGGAAGGTAATGTTTCTTCCTTTGACGTGGATATTAATACGAACGGATACAATACCATTCCGTCCAGTTGCAACCATTGCATAAGCGACGACTCGTATATTACTCGGATATTACTCATTTGATATTATTTGATGCATGGGTTAATAGTAAAAAGAACCGTTCAATTTTATGATATTTTTACTATGAAGAACCTGACTATAAAAAAATAATAAACACCCCCATTTTTATTATTTTTTGATGAAATATATGTGCAAATTGAAGGACGTCGAAGAAGTTCACTCGGGAAATCCCTATTTTCCTTCACTGAATAAATATTCATCATCTGTATTCGCAGGAGTTTGTAAATATTCTATTACGCGAGCTTGAATCGCGCGTTGCATACATCCAAAGGATGATCCGGAATCATAGCCGCCATCCAATATATAAGATTGCATAACCGCAAATGCGGCCTTGTCGTTGTCGGAGAGTAGATTGTCGGTTTCCCAGTTGTAAAACATGAATCCTCTATCCTCGGGAGGACCGCGCAAATAATTCGCAATAATATTATCCTTCAAGTTGTGAGAATAAATAAATTCCAGAGCGTTTTCGATAAAATGTGCATCGTCGGACATTTTATTGAGATGTATAGATAGATGTAAATCAGAAGGCGTTAGTCGCAGGAGTTTGTGTTGATATAATAGTAGTATTTTTTATCGGATCAATTTTATCATAATCTATCTAATAATGTATACACCTATGGTATACGATGTATTTAATGAACATGTTTCATTAAATACATTTTTATTCAGTGGTTTTATATTAGCACTTATTATCTATAACAATGCGTTTACAAAATATAAAATTCAAGAACTAAATGATAAATGGGTATATTTGTTAACTCATTCGGCCATGGATCGATTCAAACTCTACATTCTAGTGCATATCCCAAATAAATACTATGATCACTCGCATTTTTTTTAGAAAGTGAATATTGATCTGCACATGATGGATCTTCGCAGTTTGTTTTACTACATTCTTTTACATTCGAATCATGGTTCTCAAATATTTCCACACATGCATGTTTGTATCCAAACGATTCTGGTGGTAAATGAGGCACGGGATCACGATTGTGTGTAAATCGCCACATGCTTTTCAATTTCATGTTTACAAACGCGGCATATGTAGCATCTCCGACTCGTGGCTGTCCGTAATTATACAATTGCGTATTTATACCAAGCGATAATAATTCCATTCCAATAAGTTGCGCGACGGCTGCACCTAACGAGTGGCCGGTTACTACAACATTTATCGTGTGATGTTTGGATATGAGCCCCGTGACCGATTTATAAGCTGCATCACGCAAGTTTAAAGCTGCCTTATAAAATCCTGAGTGAACTTTACAGTCGCATGCCGGAAATGTCTGATAGTTTGTTTTCGCAATCTCCGCATCGTCAATCCAATTTAATGTGGAAGAAGATCCACGAAACGACAGATATATTGTTTTATCCGACGGTAAAAACCCGGTAAATCCGAGTAAATCCGTCTTGGGATCATATAAAATAGCATCTACGACAAATCCATTTAGGGGCTGCATTCCCATATATTGACTTTCATCACAATATGCAGCACCGCTCAGTATTACCCCATTATAAGCAGTCGGGCCGTAATAAGCCGATGTAACAGTAGCTAGAGTAGATAAAATGAAATTTATAAGTTTCATTTTATAATATAGTATGTTTTTTATTGTGGACAAAAACGTATGTTTAACGCAGTTTTGAGCTGAACTCAGAAGACGTTAGTTGAGGGAGTTCGTTCCGTTGTATACTTTCATTCGATCCATCAAGAAAATTCGCCCTTCGTGAAATAACGTAAGCGATACAATCGCCTTCGCAATTCCTAAACCTTGTCCTCGGAAAATACCTTTCAATCCAAACTTGCTCATGTCGGCGGCCAATTCCTTGCACGCTTCTACTACACCTATCCGTTTTCCTGAAATGGATGTCGTTTGCATAATAACCTCCAATCTAGATAATGGATTAGTAACAACCACGTAAATAGGACTAACTACCGCAGATGCTATCAAATTAGTCGCCGATTTACCTAGACTTGATTTTGTGCCCAATTCATGTTGTATGCTTTTTTGCAATTTCGGCTGTCCAACCAATCCCAATACCGCACTTGCAAACGAATGTCCCATTAACGGGACGGTTCCTCGAAAAAGTGGACGAAATTGTTTTTGTTGTGATTCCCTCAATATATCGATCACGGGGGTCTCCTTACCGGTTTTCCTCAGATTGGAGCGCTGTTGTTTTTCAATCATGCGAACTGGATTAATAAATGGCGCGGATAAAATAGATGCAGCGGTCGCAGCAGCAAACCCTGGCTCGCCGGTATTGCCGGTGATCGCAGTATACCCGAGAAGAGTTCCAAATTTTGGTACACGCTTGATTAATACACCCACCATACGTGGTGTTAGACCGGAGAGTGATGCGGCTACAGGAGCCTTCTTAAATACCGCTTTGGCTTCTTTGGTTGCTATTTCGGGACTAACTATTTCTCCTGCAGCGGATTTCGCATACTGTTGAACCAATTGTCTGTATGCAGTTACCGGATTGTCGCCAACGGTTTGAATCGCCGAACCTCCCAAATAACATAGAAAATTCTGAAAAGGTGATACGCCGTTTTTTTGAACGTCGAAATATCCCTTAAACATGTTATACAAAATGTTGATATTTTTTGTGGGGGGTTTCGCCCGACCTCCTTCGGCTATCGCCTTCGGAGTTTCATCCAAACGTGGGTCTTTGACTACCGCGAATGACTAAATCGTCGGGCATAATTAATGGGACTCTCCGGTCTACAATGGACAATTCTTGGAGTCGCTTGAGTTCGGGGGTAACTGGTGCTTTGGGGGAAACTAAATTTGTCGATCCAATTCCAAATAAAAACGATTCGATATCTTTTGGATTATTCGATAGTTCCGTATCAGGCAATCGTCCTTGGATTAACCCGCTTCCTGCGAGATGTGTCGGCGTTGCGATCGCATATTCTTTATTTGTGCAATATTCAACCTGTTGACGAAACGATTTTTGTTCTGCATTGTAATCACCCGGTGTATTTCTGTTACGTGTAGAAGCCATTTTATATTATGCCTACATAAAAACAAATAGCCAATACCTCAAACTCCTTCGGCTACGGATCGCTTCACATTATTTTAGTATGTAACCGAATAAAATGTTCATTCATTTCATTGAAATCTTCAGGGGAATTGTGGAATGATACAATACACATATGAAACAAATCTAGATAGTCGTATGCGAATAATACAGCTAAACCAATGCATCGATCCATTGAAAGCATCTTTGATGCCGCGACATCATACAGTCTTCGGAAACACACATTGTTTCGCGTTTTATCGTAAATATAATCCATGGCCTCCATAGATGAACCGCCGTCGTAGTCGTTTTCGTCTCGTGATATATCATCGATATCGGTATCCTCGTTGTCCACACTAGACATGGTGAATACCTGTCTTATACATTGGCGATATTCGACATCATTTGTATACGGCTTCAATATAGCATTCACATTATAGGGGAGTGAAGCCATTTTTGTTATAAACAATATAAACACGTATCGTTTATATCGTTTTTTCAAATTCCGAATGTATTAAAACCCACCATTTGAGGGGCGTCCCTTCTTAGCTAATTCGGTGTCCACTGGCGCACGAGTCGCAGACCCACCGCGAACCCAGCCCTTCATCGCACTTTCTTCAATACGAACACCAGACTTTTCTTCCATCTCCTTGCTTGATGGGTGCAGCGTGTATCCCATGAAACTCTGGGCAGTCACGGTAGATACGCTCTTTTTCTCACCCATAGGCTCGCCCTCGAGTAATCGCAACTCTAGTGCGGGGTCTACTGAACCTCTTCCTAAATAAGGGACGGTTAAAAATTGGCGTTCCATCAAGTTCAGGCGACCTAAGGCCCGCTCCTGGTCGGTTTTTAACAACAATAGCGATTCTCCATCCACATTGTTCCCCCCGACTCCACTTCCCATGACTCCTACCGGAATAATCGCAGGCTGAGATGTTGCGAATCGAATGGGCTCATCGTTCGCGATATTGCTAAAATAATTCATTGTAGCGTAATTCGAATATCTGTCGTTTTGCAAAGTCCGCTGAGTTAAAGTAGTCGAATCGTCCTCGATGCGATCCACGTTATTGAATTTGTAGTTACTTGTTGTAGACATCTGTTATATAATTAATATATATTTTTGAAGGAGTTTGTATATCGTGAATATCCCGCCTAAACTCCTTTTGCTATCGCCTACGGAGTTAGTATAAATTGTATCGTGGATTGTCTCGCACTGAGGCAAACATATTACCTTCCTTTCCTGATATCATATTCCCATAACAAAACTCGGCAAAACTCGCCTGGTCATTTGGAATGGTCGTATTCGATGTGCTATAAAATTGGCGCATGGATTGTTCTAATTCCAAATTCGTATTCACATCATTGTATAGTTTTTTAACAATGTCGGGCTGTGTCGGGTTCAAATCCTGAACCATCTGTTTCGTCTTCTCGGTAATCATATCGCTTCCCGCCGCAGTGAACGACGGGGGCGCCGGCTTTTTATTCGGATTATAATCATAGTCCGTCAACAGCACGTTCGATAATGGGTTCGATGCAGTTGGCGTTTCAAACGTTCCCTCGAAATCTCGAGGAACCTCTAAAAATGGGCCATGGTGATCATACAACTTCGCACGCCGACCAAATTCATTTATCTTGGTATGTTCGTCATTGCGAAATCCCTCCTTCGAACTGCGTCGCTTACATCCAGCGTCTGCCTCGCGCGCATTCGCATAGTGTAAAAAAAATACCGCGATTATAGTCATCACAGCCACGCCTACTACGCGCGCATTTTGCGTAAACATATATGATACAATGGTCAATACAATGACTGTCCGAGTAATCGCATTTAATTTTTGATTAAACGACATTGGTTCGATTGGAAAAAATTCGGTAATATACGCGGGTTTCACCAGTATATTTGGATCCTCCGTCCAAAATGGGACTCTCTTTTTTTTCAGTCGAATGGATGATGGCGACGCCGCAACCGCGGGGGCGGCTGCAGGCAATTCATCGATAGTCACGCGTTCCTCTGTTTCGACCGTTTTCGAAACAGAATCTTCTAAATTATATGTTAATGCGGCATCCTTAACCGATGTTGGATTTAAAGAAGTATTCATTATATATATTCTTTGTTATAAAAAAGTAGGCATTTCGCCATTGGTTTCGGACGAAGACGCAATTCGAAGGAGTTTATACCAATTTATTTTTACATTTTTCATCGATCTGAAACGTATCGCATTTTGTGGTCTGAGGAACGATTTGCAACACACACTTTGATTTTTCACCATACACTGGTTCTGTGCACCCTTTTTCTTCGTGCACGTCGCGCTGCTTTTGCGAAATTCTGCATCTTGAACGAAAATGTTCATATCTGTCTCTCACATCTTCGTAACTCAACCCCGACTTCTTACCCAACATTTCGTTCACAACTTCGTGCAATTTGTAAATATATTTCGAGAATGTGATTCGATTCTGCATGTGTTTATAAAGCAGTGGGTGTTTGTTAAAATTTTTACACAGGTTTTTTCTGCATTTACCACACGGTAATACATGTCGCAAACTCAGTACATATTCGCGATAATGACGTTTATCGTCACATGTCGGGTTTACTGGATAATTAAAACTCATGGTGTGCAGGAAATGCCATGCACTTGGACCCCATACACTCGTTAACATTCCGTCGTTCGACTGGTAATGTTTACGCGTGTAGGCGCGTTTCTTTTTCCGATTACTTCTGGTTTTAGACATGTTATAGATATATTACACGTATAAAAGATTGTGGACAAAAAGTAGGCGCTAGCCGAAGTTTTTGGATTGAACTCCGAACACGCTAGTAAAAGTTTATCCGAAAACCGCAATGCTAAACTCGGGAAATATAAAAGGCCGTTATATTGTTAATAATAAAATGTTTTTATAAAATATATACGAATGTCCGATAATATTGTAAATGTTCTATACAATGACTACGTGAAACCATTCAAAACGCACGCGATGGTCCTTATTGTCGTTATTATTTTTGTGATAGCATGCATTTTCGCATACAGATGGTATATTAAACCCACTGTCGAAAGTCTCGGCGAAAGTGATATGTCCAACAACAATCGCCGTTCGAGCGAAGCCAAGATTTATTTCTTTGCCGCAGATTGGTGCCCTCATTGCACGCGCGCCAAGCCAGAATGGGAAAAATTTAAGAAGACATTCGAAAATAAGACTATCGGCACCTACACAATAATACCTATTTATGTAGATTGCACGGAGGGGGATGATCCGCTCATACAGGAATATAGTATTGATGGTTATCCAACTGTGGTTATGATGAAAGACAACAAACGTATAAACTATGACGCCAAGATATCGCACGACAATTTAGATAAGTTTGTTACTGATTTGACGAAATAACGGGCTCTTTTTCTTGATTGCATTCCAATTTAATTCGTCTCGATTCTATCATTCTATTTGCCGCATCCACCCCTATTTGTATAAGTTCAACTCTACGTTTTTCTGAATTTGCGAATTCATATAAACCTGATATTGCGACCGATTCAAGAGTAATCTCTATTTCATTTTCAATTTGTGGAGTTTCTTCGTTACGATTTTGCTCTGCACATGCTAACAAACGATTTACTAGAAATAAGGTGTAATCGATCAAATTGGTATTTGAGTCGAGCATATCGATATTCGCGACGGGTGTTAATTTTTTAATACCCAACACTTCACGCGGGTTAACTCCTGGATGTTTTAAACATTCGACCAATGGATAGTTTAGAAATACCCCTCCGTCGACAAATATTGAGTTATCTATACACAATGGCTTGAAGAAAATGGGTATACTTGCTGATGCATATAATGCATCCATTACCCTCCAATCCGGGTGGGTTGTGTGTGAAATACAGACCAATTTGAACGCATTTAACTCGCCTGTGAAAATATTCATAGTCACGCCCGTTTTATCGAAAAACTCTCGCATCGTGATATCCAATGATATATCCGCACCCATAAATAGTGGCTTCAATGCATCATTTAATAGGGTGTGATCAAATACTCCACATTTTTCATACGAATTTATAATCGTATGAATATCATATTTTAACACCGTTGACCATGGACGCTTTATAAAATAATTATCGATCGTCTCCCAGTCATATCCAAGAAATATAATCACGGACAAGAGTGCGCCAATCGAGGTGCAATAACAACTTTCAATGTTTTTAATATCCCATATACCATGTTTGTGGGTTTCTCTTAGTGCGCCATAGGCAGAGAACCCGTATGTTCCGCCACCCGCAATAACTAAATGTTTAATTGTTGGAGGTATTGTATTATCGTCCGATTCCATTGGAGTGTGTACGCTTCCACTATTTATATTGATCATTTCATTATCATCTTTCGCCCATTTTGGACAAACTTTGTCCGAGTTTTTTTCAATATATAGTATAACCCGAATGTCCTGCTTCTTATACACTACCGATAGTGATAACGTTGGTGATATCAACATTGATGATCTTTATGAAAAAAAACAGCGTCGCGATTTACGCCAAGTTTCAATATTCAATAAAATTCTGAACCGTATTCATAAGCGAATTACACTCACGGGTCGAAATAAAACCGCCGATCAACACATATGGTTTACGATTCCAGAATATATATTTGGCGAGCCGGTATATGATAAGGCTGATTGCATCGCATATATTGTAGCCAAACTAGAGGCGAATAAGTTTCATATTCGGTATGTTCATCCGAATACTCTGTTTGTATGTTGGGCAAATTGGATCCCTGCATACGTGCGGTCTGAATATAAAAAGAAAACGGGTGTATCCGTTGACGAATTTGGTCAGGTGATTTCGTCGTCTGATAATAAAAACGAAATGTTAATGAACGAATCGAACGATCCAAATTCACGCATGTTAAACCCCAATATAAACTCGGACAAACCACAAAAGCAATACACGTCAGTGAATCAATATAAACCAACCGGACATCTAGTATACAATCCAGACATGTTTAATCGCATTGAGAAGAAAACGAGTTAATACCCTCATTTAACATTGAAATCATCCATTGATAATTCGGACGGTCCGCAAACGATAATTCGTGTAAATGTTTTAAAATAATACCGATAGATGAGCTTACATCCAACGACTCGTTAAAATCCATCTTTATTCGCATTCTTCCCACATTTTTATAATATAAAATGTGGTTTTCTTCGTATGTTCCCGATGCTTCTATATTAATATTCTCCCACGGAACGTGTCCTCCTCGCATCATATACAACAAAATATATATTACTGATATGCAATCGTCTCGTCGCGACGGGTCTTCTCCATTATGTATATGAATACTAACGAATTTAGGCGTGCCTAACATGTACAAACTCGCCGCTCTCGGTTCGAAATTTTTTCCATTATCGTCCACGTATACAGTTGATAACCCAAAATCGATCAAACATATATCCGTCCCATTTAACATAAAATTTTGAGGTTTTATATCGCGATGAATCACACCCATTGTATGGACTGTCTCTAAAATGTCTATCATTTTTGTAGCTATTTTTATAATCTGTATCTTGGACATAGTCGAATGTAATAGATCCTCAACTGATCTCTCGTATAACGGCATGACTAACACATATTGTTTTAAATGGATACCATACCAGTATACTTGCGGAGTGTATTCCGAACCTTTCGAATGCAAATAGTTCAGAATTGTAGTCTCGTGCTTTAATGTTTGTAGGTTCGTGTCCAAGAATTCGATCTTTATAGCGACCGATTTGCCGGTTTTTACATATTTTCCCGTATATACGGCGCCAAATTTACCAGACCCGATCTTGGACGTTGGTAGATATTTATTGCCTATTAAACTACTTCTGTTTGCGGGGCTGTTCATTATTAAATCGGTTGTTTGATTAATTCTTACTATGCTATAGTTTTTATGTAATTATAGTATAGTATGAATTCCGAGCCCTTATACACAATTTTGTTATATATATTAATATTATGTATATTTGGGTTCTTTCTTGGTACATATCTAGCAAAATCGCATACAATCCGAGAGGGAGCGCGTACATTACCGCGCCCTGTAATTAACCCATATATAAGTGAGGAGCAATACAATATCAAACCCCTTCCGGCCTATCAAGGAGAAACCATAAATCAAATGATTGATCGATATATATCCATGTATTTCGATAAACGCGGTTTCCCATATACCGATACGATTGAACTTTATTCGAATTATATTACTGGAGGTAGTTCGCCCATCACCGGCACAATTACCTCTGAAAACAAGAGCAAATTAAACGACATTTGCTATTATTTACTCAATATTGTGATCCCAAATATTCAAATAACAAATAATCCTATACCGATACAGGCATGGCCAGCAATCAAATGGACCGGTGATCCAATCTTTCCTATTCAAATTCAACCCACACCTACGTATAAAATATATAAGGGTCAACCATTTGCGGCTTTCACAAGTGCGCTGAACAATGTCGAGAATGATTCGAGTGGTAACGTAAATGGCGACGCGGGCGATAACAATTCAGATAATACGGACGGTAATGCTAATGGCGGTAATGGTGGCCGCAGCGGCGGGGGGTCGGGTCGCACAACTGTCGCATCTTGCGATAACAATGATGACTGTAGACTGGCGTGTCCTGGAAGTTGTTTAGATGGTGTTGCAGCGGCTTGGGAGGAGGCACAAAAATCAAGGGGCAAAACATCCACAAAAAGTAGTGCGGGAAGCCGCGTCGACAATAGCACATCTGGGTGGGAGTTTAGTGGATGGAATCTAAGTAACAGTTCGAATATACCAGGAGTCGCGTCCTTGGCCGAAAGCTCAAACACCATGATTATAGGTTCCACGGAAGTCGATGGATATCAGATTACAGATATAAACATTACTATAGCCAATCCGTCTGCCCTGAATACAAAAATCGAAGACCTGATTAAATATTATTTCATCGATTCTGGTCCCAATCAGGGGAAACCGACCCAAGCAGCCATAAATACATTTAATATGTATTTTCAAGATAAGGCACCGATGGACGGAATCCATATGAATAAAATGCGCGATGTGATATATTATATTATGCAGTCCATCATACCAGGATTGCCTACAAACGAAGTTCCACGAGCCTATGTGGAATGGAGACCAATTCGTTGGTTAAGCCGTTCCGAAAAACGGGGATAGATAAAACATGTACTATATTCTACGGATATAGTATATGAGTCATTACATTTTCGAAGCAATACAATCTATCGATTCCAAGCTAGACGGTATATCAGTTTCTGTTTATTACTGGTTAATCGGAATACTTTACGCATTATATTTCGGGTCCATATTTGGTATCGCGCGTGTTGACCCCAAATACACCGATTATATTAACACGGGTGTTCGAATATTTATCGCAATTATATTACTTATTCGATTCAACCCATTTCGCAGACTTAACTGCACGTCCAATGATCGCGTTATGATTATGGCTAGCGCAGTGTTCCTCTTAATTAATGAGGGTGTATCCAGTTGGGCGAGACAATATTTCCAAGATTTTACTCACATAAACATTCCGCGAGTAGCATCAGATAATGATCTCGAAGGATTAATTCGATTCTAGTTTGAGTTGTAAAATGAGGATTTCGTCCGACGATAACCGCTGAAATGTTGTGCAATCGTCAAACTTATATTGCACGAACCGCTCTCGGTTTTTACATAGAATATGTGTCCCTGTATCTAGGAATTTCACATCAACGACGATCCCTCCGTTCGTCAATCGCCCATTTCGCAACCACCTAACATGTTTACCCTTGTGTATTTGATAAACATGTTCAACATGACGATATTCGACCAATTTATCGCATAATTCGTGAATATTTGTATCGGTCACGTCCGACGACCGCAATGCTTGGACAACATCATCTGAAATTGACTGTGTTGTCTGTGTGTTTAGAAAATCCGATTCTACATTCTCTGCGGCGCGCAATATTGCCTGCACATCAATTGTCGATTGTAGATCTGGATTTTGCTGTTCTCGGTCGATAATATCTTGGATAAAGTTCGATAACATTTATTATGTAAACATAGTAAACGTTCAGGTAGTTTACTATATATATTTTAGATGGAGACCCCCCATGGCCATGACCGAACAAGTTTCCCGAATAAACTCCGTAAACATGTTCATGACGCGGAGAGCGTAATTGTATGCCCGCATTGTTCTGACCCGATAATCATTGAAAAACTAAATTGTGGTATTTTCAGACACGGTGTAGTCAAGAAAACCGGGAAACAAATAGATCCCCATTCGGCAAAAGAGGTGTGCGACGACTTAAAAAGCCAAGATTTGATCTATGGCTGTGGTAAACCGTTTCAAATTGTAGATGCTAACGCTGGTAATAGTCAGATCAGGTCAAATTTCATTGTTAGTATATGCGATTACATATGAAACTCCTTCGATATGCGTCGCACATCTCTAGTGACCGGAACACGGACGTGAACAACGTAAACGCGAGTGTTTAGTCATTAAACAATATTATTCAATAAAACAATAATATTTTTTAGCAGTTTTTTTTATAATATTATTATATAATATGAATTTTAATATAGTGATTGCTTTTTATAATACCGATAATTATATAAATTTATTAAAAGAATTCGATCGTCTAATAGTAAATTATAAAGCAATTATTTATAATAAATCGAATAAGGAAATAACCATTCCAAATGAGAATTGCTTATTACAAAATTTAAATAATATCGGAAGAGAAGGCGAAACTTATTTAAATCATATTATAAATAATTATGATAATTTATCCGATTATACTTTATTTATTCAAGATGATACACATAATCATATAAAAAATTATAATAAATTTATTGATTTTTGTAAGGCGGCAATGGAAAACAATATTCCATTTCAATTATATCCTTGTTCTTGGAGACAAAATGGTGTTGTCGTATTACGAACAATTAAAAATGGTATGCATAACTTACATACATTACCATCGAGTGACGCTATCAAAAAGTGTTGCGAATACAATAGTATTGTATTACCGAAACAATATATTACTGAAACTTGTGCATTTTTTATATGTCATAAAAATACAATTTTAAAACATGAAAAGGATTTTTATATTAAATTGAGAAACTGGTTATTAATGGATGCAAAAAATGGGTATGTTTTAGAACATATTTGGAAATTAATATTTACATGAAAAATTTTTCGATATAAAAGCTCCAATCTTATCATTTTTGGAACTTTTTAAAAAGTTCCATTTTCAATTTCTCCCAACTTTTTATATTTATCGATTCTTCTTTGTATGATTTTTCCTCCCATATTTACAATGTTGTTTTTGAGAAAATCCTTTTGGACGATTACAATTAATACTTTTTTTATATTTTATACTCCATTTTCCACCCATCTTTTTATTACGTCTAGTTATCGTTAATTTTTTTGTCTTATTTTGCATAATATATAATAATAAATATATTATTTATTATGTTTCTAAAAATCGGGATTTTGAAGCGAATCGGTTGGACGGAAACCTCTGAAAATATTGTATCCACGTTATATAATTATATCATAATAATTATATCAAATGAATTATGATATAATTATTATCGGAAGTGGTATTTCCGGGTTATATGCTGCATATAATATACAAAAAACGTCACCATCTACCTCGTTTATTATTTTAGAAAAATACAAAAAGGAATGGATCGGCGGAAGAACCGGCAATGATATATTTTACGGAACACAAGTAGTATCTGGTGCGGGTGTAGGTAGAAAACACAAGGACAAGTTATTAATTCAATTATTAAATGAACTTAATTTACCGTATGAAGTTGCTCCATTTAAACCATATTATTCAACACAAATTGATAAAATAGTAGACGTTAAAAAAGTAATTCAACAATTAAAAAACGAATATAACAAAAACAAAACCCAAACGCGAACGACGTTTAAAGAGTTTTCCAAACCAATATTAGGAGATAAATTATATAACGATTTTTTAGTGTCGGCTGGCTATACCGATTATGAAAATGAAGACGCATTTGACGTTATACATAATTATGGAATGGACGACAATGCATGCTGTTGGGACAAATTGCATATAGATTGGAAACAACTGGTTACCGCGCTTCATAACAAAATTGGTATTGATAAAATAAAATCATCAATGAATGTGGTTAGTATTAAGAAAACCGGAGAAACCCCGCGTATCTTTTCAGTTGAAACAGACAAAGGAATAGTATTTGAATCAAATAAAGTGATAGTTGCTACAACAATTGATAGTGTAAAACAGATAATTCCAGGTGCTTCGAATAAAAATAGTATTTACAATGAAATAAAAGGGCAAAACTTTCTTAGATTGTATGGGAAATTTTCAAAAAAATCATCCGAAATAATGAAAAAATATATAAATGGATATACAATTGTTCCCGGTCCTTTACAAAAAATTATACCAATGGATCCGAGTAAAGGAGTATACATGATTGCGTATTCCGACAACGCCAGCGCTACTTTTCTAAAAAAATATTTAGAAAATACGCCAAAAAATAGAGATGTGTTTTGCGATTTAATAGAAAAGGCGTTGGGTATTCATGATGAAAGCTTGGAATTAATCGCAATTAAAGATTATTATTGGCCGATTGGAACACATTATTATACTCCTCTAACAAATAAATATAAAAATAGAGATGAATTTATTCATACGGCTCAACACCCCGAAAATGGTATGCTTCTCGTAGGAGAAGTTGTTAGTAATAATCAAGGATGGACAAATGGCGCACTTTCTAGCGTAAAAGCCGTTCTAAATAAACAATGGATTAAAACGTAAGGTAGGGAATGTGAACCGAAGTGTTATTCGATCAAATAATAACCGTGGTAGCCGATCGAAGCAAATCCTAGCATCAATAATATTTCGAAATAACGTCTTTCGGTTTTCTCTCTATTTAATCCAATATAAAGTAATAAAGGTCCTATAATAAAAAGATGTATATAGTTTACCCAAGGATTCATTCCTACACTTAGTTTTTTATAAATCTTAAAGCCGTGATATAACATGATTATTATTCCCAATGTTACCAAAATTGGATACATAAATTTATGAATGTTTAATTGTGTAATTCCTACATATAAAAACAACCCACCCACTAAAAGTATATGAAATAAATGAACAAAAACGTCTTTCATATAAATAATAATATATTTTTATTTTTATTTATACCACAATAATATACAAATGGTGAGTTCTCAATCCGGAAATTTTGATTATAACAACACTGAAGCCGTGTGTGATCAACATGGTGGAAAAACCGTGCGTAAAGTGTATATTAAAAAGGGGAGGGGGTATAAAAGTATTAGCAAATACCATAAAAAGAAACATATGGGAACTGTTCGTAAAACGCTTAAAAATGCGGAAATACAAATGATAAAACTCGGAAAATTTATACCCGGACTGTTTAAAAATTGCAAAACATGTTCCAATAAGCACAAAAATAAAAAATAATAAATTCCTTAAATTAGCGTGTTCGGAGTTTCTATATTGATGGTTTTATTTATGTTTTTTTATCAACATAAATAAAAATATAATATGTTTTTCAGCCCAGGAACTGATTTTTGTATTGATATTCCCGACGATATTCCCGACGATAACCAGAACGACGTTGAATCGGTGATGGCTGAATGTGATAACAGCCTTAAGGAAAAGAAGGGTGCCGTAACAGAACCAATATGCTCGCCAAAACGTCTCAAACCTTATCGCGGATTTTTAGATATCATGGACACGATGAATATTAAATTTGGCTATAATGACGGTAAATTATCAACCGCGCTAGATCTAATTTCACTGTATCTAAAAGGTCAAAAAATGTTGTATTTAGAAGCAAAATCATATTGCGAGTTTTATTTATATCGACTAATGATTCCGGCAATTATTATTTCGTCTGCGTCGTCCGTGATTAGTGGAATATTTTATGATAATACGACTGCCGTAAAGGTTGTGTCTGCTACAAGTGCTGCGAATACCGTTATTTTATCACTCGTAAACTTTTACAAGTTAGATGCGAAAGCCGAAGCACATAAAATGACCGCTTATTCGTTCGATCAACTTATTTCCGAATGTGAATTTACTTCCGGTAAAATATTGCTGAGTAATGTATCCGATAATAAAAAGGGTAAAGACCCCGAACCGGTGAATTCAACAGAAAAACCGATTAAATATGATATACAATATGTGCAAAATTTTATTACACAAATTGAAAAAAAGGTGAAGGAGATCAAAGAAAAAAATCAATTTATCATCCCGGACAAAATACGATATAGATATCCGACTATTTACAACAAAAATATATTTATGGATGTTATCAAAATGCATATAGACGAGATGAAATTCTGTAACGAATTAAAGGTCATTTGTAACGCTGAAATTGATGCTCAGAATAAAGTTATTAGTGGAGACACATCGCGGAATACCCAGGAGGATTGGAATCGGTTATATCGTGATAAAAATAACAAAATAGACGAAATTCTTGAGTATCGGAAAAAACGGGCGGATTGCGATCCAAATATATTTGAAGAGCTGAATAATACTAAATTCAAGGAACCTCGATGGTTCTGTTATTAACGATTCTATTTTTTATGATTCTTTTTGGACTTGGTATTTCTTCGTTTACGTAGTGTTTTGCCCTTTCCGCCAGTCTTATGGCTCTTAATGCTCTTCCTACGTGTTGGGCTCTTAGGAGTCTTGGTGTTAGGGCTAATTACATCTATTATATATTTCTCTATTTCATCAATGTTATCTGCTTCTCCTGGAAATGTTATAATTGATTTTTCATCGGAACCATTTGATGCATTAATCGCCGCGGCATGCGGGCCACTAGAAGGTGCAAATGCGTAATTCGTTGTTTTTATTTTACCGTTTCGCAATTGTTCTAGTTTATAATCATCAGTTCCTTCTGTTGTTTTCCACCATTGTTTAATTTCGTTTAATGCGTCTACCTTGAATGCTTCAGTGCTCATTGTATATATTTATCGTATAAATTAAATATATAAAAATTCAGTGTCTATATTTTCATACAAAACAACCGCTTTAGTTTTGACGCGCATGATTGTGGGCGATTCGCCCATTCTGTCTGCATAAGCTCCTTGAATTTAATAAAATCCATATCGGAATCAGGTTCATATTGTTGTTCGTCACCGTGACCATCAATGTAATCAAAATAATCGTAATGAGTTCGGTTTTTATCATTATACATGTAGCATTGGATTGTGATACACGCATGCTTATTCTTTTCTAAATTGGTCAGTTGGTGAACCTGATTTAAAGTGGGACTTATCCATGTAATTTGATCCTTTTTAAAATCGGCGGTCGCGAACGGGTCAACACCATCCTTTTCCGCGCATAAAAACGGATATAGTTTTACATTGATTTCTCCGTGTAAAACACGAATAATCGCATCTGCCGATGCATGGCTATGTATGGGCGAAAAATGCCCCACGGGCCATATTTCAACAACATAAGGGATTCCAGGAGATTCGCCATTGTTCTCTCCAAGAGTGATTCGGAGATAGGTTTCCAGGATGTTCGGTTTGTCCTTGTTAAACTCCGTGCTTTTTTCCTTTAATCGGGTATTGCACCAGCAACCTGGTGTAGCGATGCTATATTCAATCGCCTTGGAAAAATCAGGGAACTCGGCGTCGTCTAATACAAAATTTTTTCCCGCGATACAATCGTATAGTATTTGGGAGGTCATGGACAAATTCGATTTGGGCAAATATTTGCCGCGAGCAATATCACCCATCACCAATTCATGCGTGTTTTTAACTACAAGGGGTATTTTGGTTGTTATTGGGTCGCGTAATAGTCGAATTGGTTGGATACCCGATTCAAATATGGTAATATTGGTAAGACTTTCTAAAAATTTCTTATTTTCTTTACATACATTGGCGTCTGTTTTTGGAAATTCATATTTATAGACGATATTATCTAGGCGCGCCTCGCCTATACCAGCATATAATTTTTGATTCTGGGAATCCAGACTAAACCAGTAATATGCACCAGTTTTGTTTGATAGCCCCCTTGTATTATTGCTATCTTCAAAATGAACATCACTCGATATTCGGTTTACCTTTACATTTGACTCAGTGAATTCTATACATATTCCATCCGTTTGACTCGCATCATGGAACGCGAATTCACATCGATGACTATTATCAATGCTCTCGAAAATGAAGACCCCTTGACCATGAACCATTAATTTGATGTCTGTGCACGACCTAGTATCATTTGAGCTAAATAAAAGGGCGTTTGGTGACGCGAGGCTAGCGCTGCTTAACATGTTATATTATGTTATGTTATATAATAACATAATATATGAACAAAGTTCGTCAATATCCCCCTAATCTTGCTTAATATTCGTGACCGTTTTTCGAGAATTTTCGTCCAAAAGCATGACGCCCATTGCTGCATAATTATGCAAATCCATCAACGTATCGCGAATTCCTTCATCGTCTACAAGATTCACACCATTTTTCGTGATAGACAGCGAGCGTTGGATTTTATCCTCAATTCGCATAAGAACGCCAATAATGCCGAATTTCGCAAATGCATCGCCATAATCCGCATTTTTCCGGCGAAACATTTCGAGTGCCGTCTGTTGAACAGACTCCATTTGTTCGACGCGATTCAAACTCCGTCGGTTATCGCCAGCAAAGTTCAATCCAAACACTGTGGTTCGCTGCAGTTCACCTACGCTGCCGTCCATTCTATACACAAATTACAAATCGACTATCTAAATCGTTATTTTATTGTTATTCTTAAAAATATAACCAGAATATAAGGTATGAAACGCCCCCCCTCTACGTCATCGGAGTTTGGTGAGCAGAAGATTTCTGGACCAAACTCCGATGATAACCAATCGACTGCCTCACACGTGGTCTCTGTATACAAGGGTATAGGCCTCAAACGTGGGGCCGAAATATCACCCGAACCCAAACATTTCGTGTTTGATTTGGACGAGACACTTGGATCATTTTCCGATTTGTATACATTATTTCAGTGCATTGATAAATTTCAGACAGATTATGCGATAAATCTATATCCAGATGCGGCGTCATTCATTCACGAAACATTGGATGTCTGCCCCGAGTTTTTTAGATATGGTATCGAAATTGTATTGGAATATTTGTATAAACAGAAGGAGGCTGGATTATGCGGAGGCGTCTATATTTATACAAATAACGTTTGTTTACCCGATTCTTGGACATCGTGTATAACAAGCTATATAGAACACAAATGGAATTTGCACGGGTTGTTCGACACAATCATACGCGCATTTAAAATCGACGGCAGAATAATTGAACCGAACCGAACCACTCATGAAAAAACCCACCCTGATCTACTACGATGCCTTTTTTTACCAGCAAAAACCGAGTTTTGTTTCATCGATAATACGATGCACCCTAAAATGAAACATCGATATGTCTGTTATTTACAACCAAAACCGTATTATCATGTATTGACTCAATCAGAGATATTCGCACGAGTCGCATCATCAAAAACCGGAATGTTATTGAATGGTCGTATAGGAAAACTGGAAATGCGAATGCGTGATTGGTATGTGAATGCCGGACGTTTAATTGACCGCGCCGCTAGGCAAATATACGACGTTGAACTTGATCTGAAGGTATCGAAAAGTCTGATGAAATATATACGCCGGGTTTTTCATATGTCTATGCGACACCCATATACACAACGCAATCGAACTCTACCGCATCACACGACACAAAAATTGCGGGTGTAAAGGATGATTTTTATACATTTTACTCAAAAATAAAAGTCTTAATTATAAAAAGTTGGTAAACATTGAAAATGGAACTTTTTAAAAAGTTCCAAAAATGATAACTTGAGGTTTTTTATAATTTGTAAAATCCGAGTTTTACAAATTGTGATTACAATGCAGTCATTTCCAACATGCGGTCAAAATATTGACTGCATACCATTTTTTCGAAAATCGGTGAGTAAAGACGTTTAGGCATTTTTTGTGTTGATACATAAATCAACCGATTGATAAAAATGCCTGAAAAAAATGCCGAACCATGTTTCACCTGCGATATATGTCTCTTTACATGCAGCAAGCAAAGCAATTTTAATATACATTTATCCACACGTAAACACATTACGCAACAAGAATCAACCACTGGTAACGTATACAGTAAAACATATAAATGTGAGCATTGTAGCATGTCGTATAAAGACAGATCCGGGTTATGGAGACACAACAAAAAATGCAAGCAATTAAATGACCATCTGATGAATATCGGAGACACACATGCTCAAAAATCGTCGACTGCATCTGGTCAAGAAATTTTGACGTGTACTTACGTTCCCCTCCAAACAAGTAACGACAAATTGATCGAAAAATTGGTAGAAGAATTGTCCGCGGAACGGGCGGAGAAGAATGAAATGAAATCCATGTTTATGTTGATGATGGAGAAATACCAAGAGATGCAATTGCAAACACAAGAAAGTAACAAAGAATTGATGAATAAAATGATTGAGGTCATGCCCAAGATAGGCAATGTTACCAATAATAACAATACTACAAACAATACGCTAAATTTTTATTTAACAAATACATGCAAGAATGCCGAATCTATACACGATTTTACCGACCGATATGTGAAACGATGCTCCGACTTTTTTATAGAACACTACAGAGACATCGCAAACAATCAGTTGTGTTTGGCGACCAATGTATACGAAATCATGTTCAAATGTTTGGAGGAAAACCCGCAATATATGAATTTTATACAGACAACGGACGTTAAAAATGGAGTCCATTACGTGAAGGAGAAAAAGAAGGATGAAAATCGGCAATTATACGGTGAAGCAGAATTCATCAAATATATAGATGGTTTTGAAAAGGCGGGGGCGTGCATCGGGCATGCTATCAATAAAGCCCTAGTTCCGTTGCAAAATGATTTTATATGCAAATTAGAGCAAGAATTGGGAAAGCCGCCGAACGAGGACGATTTTGAAAATGAAGACGACTATGAAAATGCATTGGACAAATATAAATATCAGAGACAAGAAACGACGAGAACGCTGCGGACACATGTGTGTAATACCATGAGTTTATTTGATAGTAAAACGCGTAAGATGGATGTGTTAACCAAGACGAGACGCGCAAAAGAGGATGATATCACACGCATCGGTGTAAATTAAATATGGGGGTAACAGTCACTCTTTTTGTTTTGGAATGCCCGTATTTATATTTTTTTCTAGATTTGTTTGCTAAAATAAAGGCCTTCTTATTATGATTACATCCTTTTTTAATTATATCATAATCTACCGCGGCTGCTTTTCCAGCAGTTAATGAACTCGCCAATCGCGCCAATCCCCATGATTGTGGCGTTTGATTCGGTCTTGAACCGGATGAATAATATGCTCCCTCGCCTTTTTTTACAATTTGATTCAGTGCGGATATTTTACACCCGGTTTTAATCGCTAATTCTTTATTGGGTGTAATATTTTTCACACTATATATTTTACGAGCATTTCGCAAATGGTCCGAGCGTTTATTCTTATAAGATGATACATTTTTGCGAGTATAATATTTATGTTTTTTATACATCTTTTTTGATTTCATTAACATTTTTAACTGTTTTTGTTTATCGTCATCTGTTAATTTTGTTGGTAAGTATCTGACCGGAATTTTTATATTATCCATTTGTTATACTTTATTTAGAAAATAAAGCAATTGCCTACGTAATTCAATCCAAAAACGATTCGTATCGGATACATTTTCATCCAAAATATATTTTATGATATCATAAGTGCTATCCTAAAATATGGAGGCTATCTAAGCTTCTTCGGCGACGGATCATTTCAAGTCAAGTGCCTTGTAGGTTTTCCACGAAACTTCTTTACCTGAATTTAGGTCAACCTTTTCGTGCGCATGTTCCTTATCGATATTATCCGCACGACGAACCGCTGAATCTAAATACATGTCTTTGAGAAGACGACCGATGCGAACCGATCCATCCTGTTGATCCATTTGACCGTCTTCAATTAATTTCAACACAATCAGCAATTTGGCCATGATAGTGCCGTCGATCTCGTCCTTCATAACGCGTGTAAAAATATCCATGTAGTTGTCGTATAAAAATCGACATTCGGTATACACAATATTAAAAAACTGCTCGGGAGATTGTGTGCGCAAACTAGCATATTCGCGCTTCAGCTCCTCAATTTTGCGGACATCGTTGCGGATACGAGTGCTATGTTTTAGACGCCGGATTGTATCTGTATTGTCTTGATAATCCATCTCGCCCATCATTTTTTTCAGATTCAACCGTTCATCATTCGTCAGGTTCATTGTGAGCACGTATATAGCAAGGATACGCACAGTCTTTTTATGTATTTTGACCGGTTTATATATATAGAGGCATAATATAGAAAAATTATGTCGAATATTAATAGGGTTACTACAAATACACCTGTATTGAATACACCAGCAGGTGTAACGATAACTGGTAAAGATGAGACGATAACCGAAGTATTTACCCGATATTACATACCACCGAATACGATTCAATACATGAAATGGGGGCAGACCTTTATGGTCATTTTACTGTTCGGTGCGATGTTCATAGCCATTCTCTTTGCCTACGTGTATGCGAATTACACCGATTATCAGAATCGTATAAGTGTAATAACAAATGCTTATTTATTCGGCCAGAACCCACAAAAGCGGTTTGAAGCATATATGAAGAATTCACAGGGCGAAATCATATCTGCTGTAATGAATGATATTCAATCATCAACTATGGATTTAGGAACAACCAACGCTAGATTAGATAGTAGTGCATCGCGGTTATCGAAACAGGTGACGGAAGAAGTGCCCGATAAATATGCGGAAACGAACAGTTTAGGAATATCAATTCAAAAGAACATAGCCAAATTGCGAGATACCATTTCCAAATTAGCGGGGTCGTTTGTGTTGGGCAATTATATTACGGACGGGGCGATTAAAACGGTGAAGACATAGAAACGTATGAGTTTGCTATGTAAAAACCGAAGTGTA